GATGGTTCGCACAGCCAGACCAGCGGCTATCGTTCGCACAGCCAGACCAGCGGCGATGGTTCGCACAGCCAGACCAGCGGCTATCGTTCGCACAGCCAGACCAGCGGCGATCGTTCGCACAGCCAGACCAGCGGCGATGAAGCAATAGCATGTTCGTTGGGAATCCAATCGAAAGCAAAATCTATAAATGGTTGGATTGTTGTTGTGGACTGGCGTTACAAAAAAGACAAATGGTTTATCCATGAAATCTATCACGCCAAAGTCGGCCAAAAGATTAAACGCCAAACTATCAAGCCGGATATGTGGTACTGGTTTGAAAATGGGAAACTGAACAGTAGCAAGGATTCACAGTAGAAGGATTTATGGGATGGTCGAATTAAAAACAAACCAAGCTGAGGCGTTCAAAATTGCCAAAGACCGAAACCTTGCACTTATCCATGACTGTGGAACGGGGAAAACACTAACCAGCTTATTGGCTGCTCGTTACCATCGTTCCATCGGTAATTGGCCTGCTTTAGTTATCACGTTACCAAACCTAATTGAATCGGCATGGAAAGAGGATGCAGACGAATTTACACCCGATTTAGATGTTGTGAGTCTATGTAACAAAAATCCAGATAGACGATACGACATCCTAAAACAAGATCATGATATATTTTGTGTCTCTCCTGAAACATTCAAGAATATGTATTCAAAGATTGCAGATCGCGGATTCAAGACGATGTTCATCGATGAATCTTCTAAGCTGAAAGACCATACATCTCAATATACACGGGCGGTCTTAGCGCTTTCAGGGTTTAAATCGCGCGCAAAAGGCGGTGTTGGTTTCAAGGTAGCGGGTATGCCCATCCAGCATCGATACGCCTTATCCGGTACCCCAGCCCCCAACTCGCCCATAGAGTATTGGTCGCAAGTGAAGCTGATTACGGGGCCCGGTAACCAAATTTTTAGTGATAATTTTTACTCATTCAGGGCACGGTTTTTCTATTCGGTTCCAATTGGATTAACTGGACAAAATATGTGGATATTCAGAAAGGACACGTTCGAGGAGTTTTGTTACTTATTAGCCCAAGCTGTTCACGTGGCAAGACTTGAAGACGTTCTCGATCTGCCTGGATATGATATTGTTCATAGAGAAGTAGAGCTAAGTCAGAAGGAACGTGTTGCTTATAACGAAATGAAACATCAATGCGTACTGGATTTTGGAACAGAAAAAATACTATCAGCCACTGCCATCACAAAAGTAATGAAGTTGCGACAACTCTCGAGCGGGTTTTGTTACGGAAACGAAGATACTTATCGTGTTGGATCATCAAAGTTAAATGAGTTGCGGTCAATCATAGAAGAAGACCGGGAAGACCCTTTGTTGATATGGGTTAATTTCAAAGAAGAATCTCGTCTTTTATCACAGGAAATTAAGGATTGTGTGGTTCTTGAAGGAAATAATAGGGACGAAATTATAAAGAATTTTAAAGCTGGTAAAATACGTCATTTAGTTGCAAACCCTCAATCAGCAGGGCATGGATTAACATTTGTAAATTGTTGTAGGGATGCGTCATATAGCCAAAACTACTCCTATGAACTTGCTATTCAGGCAAGACGGAGAATCTATAGAATGGGACAAATAAGGCGATGTAAACATAATATACTCATAGCCAAGAATACAATTGATGGTCCAATCAGAGCGGCTCAACTCAAAAAAGAGAGGATGGTAAATGCTTTTCTGGAATGTTTAGTCAAAATCCAGAATGGACAAACTCCAGACTTCAATTCAGCCAGAGAAATCTTTTCAAAATCAGATCGTCAAATTATATCAGAAACAACTATGCCGCATTTGCGAGACTCACGAGAAGAAGGCAACTTCACAAACACCGAATCAAGCCTCTGTGTGGCAGGGGTGTTTGAATGACAAGGAAAACAAGTTAATGCCGATAATTCAATATAAAAATGTTCGTTTCAAGGATGGATCACTGGATGTCATCAATTATGCCAATGCGATCATTATGGAATATGCCAAAGAAGGTTACGACCTAACACTTCGGCAATTGTACTACCAGTTTGTAGCCCGCGACTTGATTGCAAATAGCGATAAGGAATACAAACGATTAGGGTCGATAATCAACGACGCTCGTCTGTCTGGGTATATTGACTGGGATGCCATCACTGACAGGACGCGACCTATCCGTATCAATTCACATTGGGATAACCCGCAAGCAATCATTGAGTCATGCTCTGAGCAGTTTCGGATTGACACTCGTTATGATCAGCCATTTTACATCGAAGTATGGGTCGAAAAAGATGCTCTTGTTGGCGTGCTTGAGGGGATATGCACCAAACTGGATGTTCCGTATTTTTCCTGCCGTGGGTATGTCAGCCAAAGTAGTATGTGGGAAGCATCTCAGCGTTTCATCCATCAGGAGAAGGAATTTGGAAAAACAACCGTTTTGCTGCATTTAGGAGACCACGATCCAAGTGGGGTCGATATGAGCCGGGACATCCAGAGCCGCCTGGAATTGTTCGAAAGCCAATGCGCCGTTAAACGAATTGCTCTGACAATGAAACAGATCAAGCAGTACAGTCCGCCTCCGAATCCCGCCAAATTAACAGACAGCCGGTGTAATGGCTACATCTACAAGTACGGTCGTGAGTCGTGGGAATTGGACGCGCTGGAACCTCGAATAATCACGCAACTGATTACAAAAGAAGTTGGGGAATTAACTGAGACATCGCAGTGGGAAAACATGTTACAGCAACAGAGTAAGCACCGGAATGAATTAAAAAGAGTGTCTGCCCGCTGGAATAAAGTTCAAAAAGTAATCAATAAACCATAAGTAAAGGAACTTTAACTAATGCAGAGACGGAACTCACGCTCGCAGGATGCTTCGAATAAGCCCGCACAATTCCAATGTCAACAATGCGGCAATTGCTGCAAGCGGATGATACTGGAAATATGGGGACTGGACGTTCTTCGTGAGCCGAAGCTGGTTCAATATGCCAAGTTATGCAATGGGCAGGAGGACGAATGTGAAGCTTATAAGGTATGGACGCTGCCGACACCATGCCCACTACTTGTCGATAATAAGTGTTCAATCTATGAAACAAGGCCAACAATGTGCGTTGCTTTTGGATATGGAGAAAGCGGGTGTGGTGATTCTGATGCGGAACGATGTGCAGAGATGAGGAGGAACTAATGGCTAAACATAAACCCGAATCCAAAATCCAGAAGGAAATCCTCGACTATCTCAATGGTCTGCCATTCACGGTTGCATGGAAGGTGATGCAAGCCAACGAGCGAGGCGTCCCGGACGTGCTCTGCTGCCACAACGGGCGGTTTGTCGGCATTGAGGTTAAGAGGCCGGATGAGGAAGAGTCAACAATTCAAGAAGAACAAGGGTTGCGTATCACCTTAGCTAATGGAATATATTTCGTCGCCACAAGCGTTGAGGATGTGAAGGAGAGGGTGAAGTGTGGATAATACCGAAAACATTATCAGCTTTTGTACCGGATACGGAGGCATTGAGATTGGACTCAAACTCGCTGGCGTCAATGTGCGAACTGTCGCTGCTTGTGAGATCGAAACCTATGCGGTCGCTAACCTGGTTGCAAAGATGGAAGAGGGGGCATTGGAGCCGTATCCTGTTTGGACGGACCTTAAAACCTTCCCATCAGAACAGTTTCGTGGAAAGATACACGGCATCACTGGCGGCTATCCCTGTCAACCATTCAGCTACGCCGGAAAGCGAAAGGGAACCGATGACCCTCGACACCTTTGGCCGTTTATACGAGAGCATGTCCGTACAATTAGACCTGTTTGGTGTTTCTTCGAAAACGTCGCCGGACATCTCAACCTTGGATTCGATGAGGTTCTCAAAGACCTTCGAGATTTACACTACTCAGTTGAGGCAGGACTCTTTACAGCGGCAGAAGTCGGAGCCACTCACAAACGACAGCGATTGTTTATCTTGGCGGTCGCCGCAGGTCAGCAGGGGAGGGGACACGCAAAAAGATGGTACAGTAACCCCGAAACTCGATCAGCAGGTGAAACAGAACTGGGCGACATCAGACGTATCAGACAGGCGGAGCGACAAGAGCAACCAGCAGGGATTGAGCAATCAGGTGAACTGGTCAACCCCCAGAACCCCGACAGGCGGACCGGAGAGCCGACAGAGCAAGACCAATCGGGGAGCAGGGGGAATCGACCTGCAAACGCAGGTAGCGGAACAATTCTGGCTAACCCCGACCGTGACCGAAATGGACAGAACGCCGGACGGAATGGAGAAGCGGAAGGCGTATCGGGAGAGCATCGGCAGGAAGTATGTCGAGGGGAATCTGCTGGAGCAGGTGAACAACTGGACGACGCCCCGAAACAGCGAATACAAAGGAACGGGTCCGAAGGGAAGCAAGAGCCAGAAACACATGCTGGACAAGCATTATCTCTGTGCGGTCGTGGAAGATGGCCGGCCCGCCCCGGACAAAAACAATACGACTGGGAAGAACCGAGGACGGTTGAATTCGGAGTTTGTAAGCTGTTTGATGGGGATTCCGGTATATTGGACGAATTTATATTTGACGTAACTAAAACCGCATTATATAATGCGGTTTTAGGAGTAAAAAGAAATGAAGAGATTGCAAAAACAATGTTCTTATTGTCGAAAACCATTGGTACGGAAACGATTCAATGGCAGGTTGGAAGATTATGGCATTTTTTCACGCAGGAAATACTGCGATATGGTTTGTTTTGCAAAGAACAGAATAAAAGAGGATGCCAAAAAATCGACATTGCTGAAGAGGGCAAGCAAGCTGAGGAAGAAGAGTTGCCAGTTGTGTGGAACTGTGGAAAAATTACAAATACACCACGTAAACGGAAACATTTCAGACAACTCAAAAAAGAACTTGATGACATTATGCGCATCCTGCCACGCAAAATGGCACTGGGAGAATGGAAAGAGGGCTGTGAAAAAATCAAGACCAACATGCTCAGTATGCGGAAAAACATGCCGTACTCACCGTGGAATGTGTCTGGCTCATTATCAAAGAGTGAAGAAATATGGCGATCCGCATCTAACGAAGAAGTGGGTCAATGGGTCTTGGGTGCTTATGAAAGATACATCTATTGGCAGAAATCATGCGAGATAACCCAAATAAGGGTGGACCAGCTTCGACTTCTCGGAAACGGAGTAGTGCCGCAATGTGTGGCCAAAGCATGGACGGAACTATGGAAAACAATGTCATGATAGAACCAGACACCCCCCAACTCACCGACTCTCAGCAAGCTGCCGTTGACGGCGCCCTGGCCGTGCTGCGAAGCGGCGAAGGAGTGTATAAGATCGGCGGTTACGCCGGAACAGGAAAAAGTCAACCTTTGTCGTCCATAATACAGACACCATGTGGACCCATGAGAATGGGTAATATTAAGCCTGGCATGATAGTATTTGGGACCGATGGGTATGGACATCTGGTAACAGCCATTTATCCTCAAGGAAAAAAGGATACCTATAAAATAACTTTCAGGGATAAAACATCCGCACTTTCGAGCAAGGATCATCTTTGGGCTGTTTATACACCAAAATTGAAGCAAAATAAACGACCACCACGAATTGTAACAACAAAAGATATGATGGATAACGGTCTTACATTTAGATCGGGGTCATATAAATATTATATCCCGCTATGTCAACCCGTTCAATATCCAGAAAAAAAACTGCCTGTTCCCCCTTACACACTGGGAGCAGCTATTGGGGATGGCGCACTGTGTGGTAATGGATTCAGTTTGATTTTAAGCGATCCACAAATCGCTGATAGAATCAGATTGGAAAACCCAGATTATGTACTCACTGAACGCACCAAACCTGGGTGTGTTTTGTATAATATTGTAGATCCAGCAAAATTTAAAGAAAATCCTCTCAAGCAATCAATTCAGAACATGAAGCTTAATGTTTTATCAAAAGAAAAGTTTATCCCTAAAATGTATTTGTGTGGTTCAATTCGTCAGCGATGGGATATGCTTCGCGGCCTTATGGATACAGATGGAACATCAAGAGGGAATAGGATTTCCTTTTCAACCATATCTCCGCGACTCGCCGATGATATTTGCTCGCTTGTTCAATCGTTAGGTGGCACAGCGATTAAGCATGAATATGATCGTGGAGAAAAGGGCATTGAGTACAGCGTTAATATCAAAACGTTTGAAAATCCTTTTTATATAGAAAGTAAAGCAAAAAACTGGAAATTATCGTTGAAAAACCCGCCATCCAGGGCGATTGTTGGAATCGAGAAAGTTAGAAACGAGGAACATCAATGTATCTCTGTTGACGCAGAAGATGGTCTTTATTTAACAGATAATTATATTGTGACCCATAACACAACACTGGCTCACGCCATCTTCGACACCATCCCCGGCGGGATGCCATGCTCTCTCACCGGCAAAGCGGCGTGCCGGCTTAGACAGAAAGGGATTAAGGAAGCTCGGACGATTCACAAGACGATTTATAATGTCGAACCATACTCATGGAGATGCACCAAGAAGCATCGGTCTGAGCTGGATGGATGCTGGTTTCTCATCGACGAGGCCAGCATGATATCTGAAAAGATATGGCGTGATTTATGCAGTTATGAGCTTCCCATCATACTGATCGGCGACCCCGGCCAGCTTGAGCCGATTGGCGGCGACCCTGAATTGATGCACCACCCGGACATCACCCTTACCCAGATTCACCGTCAAGCGGAGGGTAATGGCATCATCCAGTTTGCTACGGATACACGAAAGGGGCACCCGTGGAAGCCGGAATACCCGGACGTTACGATGCTTCGCGGCGGGAAGCTGAACCCGAAGGATATGCTGGAAGCGGATATTATACTCTGCGGATTCAATAATACCAGAATCAAGTGCAATAGGAAGATGCGACAATTAAAAGGGTATCCAAAAGACGAATTGCTGGTTTCTGGGGAAAAAATCATTGTACTGCGGAATAATTACTGCCACGACGTGTTTAACGGCCAGATTCTCACCGTCCGAGAGATTGTCAATAAAGACCTTATGACTATCACCGTTAAAGCCATCGATGAGGATGGACAGGGCCACGACCTGCCACTCATCCGCGAACAATTCGACTACCCCGGCCTATTGGACCTTGATAGCGATGAGACCGAGAAGGAGTGGGTTTATGCCGACTATGGCTATTGCATCACAACGCATAAGGCACAAGGGTCCGAGTGGGACAATGTTATCGTAATGAACCAAATATCCGGCTCCTGGGAAGCAAGACGCTGGCAATATACGGCCATTACCAGGGCGGCTAAATCTTTAATGTATTGGATGAATTAGGGAGATAAAAACATGTTTACGATATTACCGTGTGATGCAATTATCGCCGAAATGAACGGATTTGAATCCCGACTCTATCAACCTTCTGACTGGTGGATGACTTACGAACATTTTTGCAGAAAAGTCTTAGAACTGAAAAATCATCCTTATCAGTGTCTCAATAATACCAGCAGTGTCAATAATTGGAACTTTTTCCCAATGTATGATATTGATCAGCCACGGAAACATTTAGCTCATTTGTTTAAATATATTATTGGAGGATACTCTCCAGAACTGCTAAAGTATGTTGGTATAAAAAAATGGGGCGACTTGTCAAAACCAATCGCAATCCACGGTTGGCGTCCAAAGATTTTCCCGCGTTGCAACTGGTTTTTGATGGATGGTCGTCAGTTCAAAGGAAGTCCAAATTCCTGCCATCCAGAAGCGAAGTGGGTTTATTGTTTTTACTTGGTATTTTGTAGTTATTTGAAACGGTGGCGAGCAGTAATCGCCTATGGATATAAACACGATTCATCAAGCTGGAATCGAATCTTAGATCAAGATTATCGTGAAACACTCGATGATTTCGCTATACGAATTGATAAATGGATTGATGAATTATTGGTCCCTGAAAAATCAGATTGGGTGATGGAAGCAGATCGCCGTTGCGATGAGGAAAGGGCCTGGCACAGAAAGCGTAAGGCTGTAAATGATGTTTTCTGGTTTGATTACTTTTCATCTGACATATACGACGATGAGCAGAACGCCTTAATTGATCGTATCATGTCAGACAGTCCTGCGGGAATAAGTGGACGAAAAATTATAATCGACAGTTCGCGGTACAGAACACTCATGCGGTGGGCGGAAAAGAAACCAAAAGATGGAACATGTTCAAAATCTTAAAATCAATGATATTCACGCCGCATTACTGCTATGTCTGCCAGCATATCTGGATACATCGTATGTGGTGTTTATGTTGCCCGTGTGGAAGTGACAATATCAATATCGGAAGCGATTATTTAAGAAAAAATGGAAATAAGAAAGCGAGGTAGCAAATGTTTGAATGGCTGAAATTCTGGAAGAAGAGTCCGAAACGGCAGTCGTCGAGTATCATCGACAAAACAGCGAAGACGTGGGATCAGGTGGATGCGTGGCTGAAGGGACAGGAAGGTTCACGGGCCTCTAATATCGAATGGCCGCGGAACGAATTTGTGATGTATATTCGTCCCACCGGTAAATTTCTCCGGTTTGACGGCACAAAATATATCGACTGGAAACCCGGAATTGCGGATCGGATCGGTAATAAGTGGGATATCCTATGATTTCGCTGGTATTTCTGCTTATCCCGTTCGTTTTTCCACAAGATACCCATGAATCCATCGGCACATGGGTTGTAACGGCGTACTGTGCGGGTCCGTGCTGCTGCGGAAAATGGTCGGATGGACGAACGGCCAATAATCATATTATCCAGGATGGTGAACACTTGATAGCCGCCCCGCCCGGAATACCGTTTGGCACGATGCTGTATGTTCCCGGCTATGGATGGGCGACGGTACAAGACCGGGGTGGCTCTATTAAAGGGAAGCGGCTGGATCTGCTGTTTCCTACCCACCAGGAAGCGTTACAGTGGGGACGGCGAGAAGTGGAGGTATTTAAGCAATGACGTGGCGTGAGGCTGCACAAAAGCGCATCCAGAAGGTTGTGGATGAGGTTGGACTGAATGACCAGAAACGACTTAAACAAGCTCTGTTCGATGCCTACCCTTACGGCGAACGAAAACATTACCCATATAAAGTTTGGTGCCAAGAAGTGCGGAAAATATTAAATCAAAAACCTGCGTTTAAGCCGCTTCCAAAGAATAATTTGTTTGGGATTGAACAATGAACCACTACATCCTCGAATTTGTTAATAAGCTTACCGGACAAGAAGGCGTTCTTCTGGATGGAATGACGAAAAAAGAAGCGTTAATCGCTTATGGTGAGTATTGCCGAAAGTGGTTTTGCGTTGAAGTATGGTACGGACCCAAAGAAGAGTTAATGGATAAGCCGGCAATGGTAGGAATATGAGAAAGGGAAAATCTTAAAATGGCTATAAAAAATTATACTTCCACTGTTTCAGTAGCCAGATCAGTGGCTTTCATTGAAAAAAAACTTGTGGCCCATGGGGCCAAGAGAATCCAAAAGGATTTCGGGAACAATGAAGAAGTAACGGCGATCAGGTTTTGCATCCCGTTTAAGGGGATTGATTTATATTTTGAGTTGTCCGCCAGGATTGACGATTGCCTTCACATCATAGAGCGGTCGTTTACCAGTCGAACCCGACCAGAAACAATACAAAAAGCATGGTTCCAGGCGGCAAGAACTGCGTGGAAAATTGTGAGTGACAAAGTTGAGATACTTATGTCAGAGGTGGAGATGACCGAATCAGATGTGATTGAAGTATTCTTCCCGTATATTCTGAATCCGTCGACAAATAAGACATTATATCAACAGGCGAAAGAAAATAGCTTTCAAAAACTGCTTCCAGGAAGGTGAGTTGTTATGCCGCTGACGATCCCAGATAACACGTTTAATACACCAGCCCCGCAGCCATACCCGCGACAAGTCGAGGCGCATGACTGCCTCGACGCCCTGCTGGAGATAAGTCACGGTCTCTCTGATTGGGAGTGTGATTTCGTGGACAACCTCGCCGACTGGAAGAGCGACTTCACAGAGCCGCAAATAGACAAAATACTTGAGATTTATGATAGGGAGTGCTGAGAAATGAAAAACGAGCTACTTAAACGATTTTTGGCAGAACACAAAACGAACTATGATATTCATAAGCCGGGTAAAGTTGGGGATAAATTCTATTATACCGACGGCCGGATTTGTATCGAGGTTAGTGATACAGACGCGACGGAGTTTGCTGAAAAATTCCCAAGCGTACAATACATGTTCGCATGTGAGAGAGATGGAACCTCTAAAAAAGACTTTGCTGCTGGCGAGAAAGCATGCAAAAAATACGAATATTCTCCATGCCCACACTGTGGCGGCACGGGAGGCAGTGAATGTCCTACGTGCCGACAAGACATAGAATGTAAATACTGTCGGGGCGAGGGCGAGGGCGAAGACAAAACAAAACCATGCCGATTCTGCAATGCTACAGGCAAGACCTACGACGATACCCCAATTTGTGACGGTTTCGTAATCGACGGTAGATACATTTCTCTAATCATGGAACTGTCAAACCCAATGTTGTATGTTCCTAAAACAATAAACGACCACAAAACACCTGTTTTTTTTATGTTTGACGGTGGTCGTGGACTTATTATGCCGAAGGTAATTTAAGGAGGAGATGTTGATGGGAATGAACACAGTTGACATTATTCGGAAATGGCTGAACGAAAATGGATTTGATGGACTGATGAATACCGAAGGAGATCCTTGCGGTTGCCATCTTGGAGACTTCATGCCATGCGGCGGCGAGTATGTTGTCGATTGTAAAGCTGCCTATAAGCGGACATGTAAACATAATCCACAATCATTTTGCATGGTCAGCAAAAAGGACACCGACCCGGATTGCTTGAATTGTGAAGGGAAATAGAAAAATGACCGACCTCGCCTTCATCCCAACCAGCGACCTTGTCGCTGAGCTGATGAGCCGCTACGATGTGGCGGTGTTCTGTGCAGGCAAACAGATTGCCGGACACTTTACCACCTATAACCAGTGGAAGTCGGCCTATTCGCCGCACTCCGCAATAAGACTTATGGAACAATTCAAATATGACATCCTGCGAAAAATGGCCGAGAAGTCAAAGCCGGTTAAGGATGATGAACCAAGCAACGAATAACCACGGACGGGAACGATATGTCAGATATTAAGGCGTTTATCGAGGAGTTAGGGCTTGTCGTTGTGAAGGCGGAAGGACGTGAGCTGCTGTGCGGCTGCCCTTGGTGTGCAAGTAAAGACAGTCTGTCAGTCAATACCCAGACAGCCCTTTGGCGATGCTTCCACGGATGCGGGACTGGCAACGCATGGACGCTGGCAGCCGCGATGCGACCGGGGAGTGAGAAGAAGGATGTTGCCGCACTCCTGAAACGGCACGGACTCTGGGACGGGAAAGAGATAAGGCCACCGGCACCCAAGAAAAAGACCTGGCCGCGTATCAAAGAAGCCGATTACCGGCCTCTACTGGCCGAGGAGGCGTCCGCGTACTGCCAGCGTAAGAATATCGACCTCGACGCGTTTAACGCGTTAGAACCTAAGATAATGCGTGATCCACCCGGTTACATCCTTATCCCAGGGTATGACCCGTCCGATATGAGCCGACCACGTGCTTTTTTGAGGGATACAATAGACGGGTCGCCAATTATGATGGATGGCAAGCCGCAAAAATACCCGCTAATCGCCAAAGAAGACCCGGACGGCACCAACAAATCACTGATAGGGCTTAATGTCGCGGCTAAATGCAAGGACGCCAACGTCGTTATTTACGCCGAAGCGTGGAAAGACACTCTGGCCGCACTCAGCTATAAAACGTTCGTTTCCGTCGCAAACAGCCATGGAGCCGGATCGTGGGATGACGACTGGCTGAGCTTCTTTAAGGATAAAATCGTCTATCTCATCTTCGATGCCGACGAGACGGGTGTCCGATGCGCCCGCCGGCACGCTGAGCGGATCGCCATCGTAGCCAAAGAATGCCGCATTGTTACGCTGCCCTATGATGTCGTGCCAAAACACGGAAAAGACCTGCATGACTATATCCGAGAAGATAAACACACCAAAGAGGAGTTTTTGGCCCTACTCGATACCAGCGAACTTATCAAGCCGCCCGCCGCCAGCGAAATGAAGCAACCGCAGGCAGAACATCAACAAATTGTGGATGATTACCCTGACACTATTGCTATTCAGGCGCTAATAGATATATCAAGTCCACTCAAATACAATATCCGAGATGGATGGACCGTCTATACGAACGGGTGCTATCAACAGCGGAATGAGGAGACAATACGATGTATGGTGTCTGAAAAAATGAACTCGTATTGGGTACAAAAAGGCAAAAGAAGAGAACGCATCAAAGCTACACAGCACAACATCAGCAACGTCCTATCTCAGATCAGCTATATGCCATCAGTATGGATATCCGAAAATCAATCCGCACCCTGTAGTCTGGATGGTACCATACAAACCGATTGCATTCTTAATCTACAAAACGGCTTACTCGATTGGTCCGTTTATCCTTACCATTTGATGGATCATAGCCATCAATACTACTCGATGAACCAACTTCCCTATAAATGGGAAGGCGAAGAGGACAGTGATATGTGGATGAAGTTTATGGCCGACCTGACAAGCGGTGATGAAGACCTGGCCGGACTTCTCCAGCAGTTCGCCGGATACTGTCTCGTTCGGCACTCGGACAAGAAAACAAAATTTCTGCTCGTCCAAGGCGAAAGTGATACCGGGAAAAGCGTTTTTGTCGATACGCTGGCCGCAATGCTTGGACGAGAGAATGTATCGAATGTGCCTCTGGAGATGTTTGAGAACCCGCATTATATCTATTCGGCGTATGGCAAGTTGCTCAATATCTCCGATGAAAGCGAAGATAATATCCTCGAACCGGCCGTCGAAAATACATTAAAAAATCTGACAGGCGGAACAATGGTGCAATTCAAAAGATTATACCATGATGCGTTTTCCGCCTATCCGACCTGTAAGTTTATCATCTCCACGAACCACTTGCCGAAGTTTAAGGATACCTCCGAAGGCGTGTGGAACCGTATGCTGCTGGTACCCCTTGCAAATGTCATACCACCAGAACAACAAGATGTGAACCTAAAGGCCAAACTGAAAGAAACTGAGATGCCAGGAATCCTTGCATGGGCACTCAAAGGAGCACGAAATTTACTCTACAATAAACTCACATTTATCAGCCCGGAAGCCAGCCAAAGGGCAATGATGGAATACAGAATCGCTACGCATCCGGAGTACCAATTTATCTCTGAGACGTTCGACAAAACAGAGCATGAATCTGAGTTTATAAGCTGCACAGAAGCTTATGATTTATATAAAAAGTGGTCGGATTCTAATGGTTTTGGATGCAAAAACTCTAAGAATTTTTATGTCTCTTTATATAAATTGTGCCCATGGGTAGAGAGAAGGAGAGTAAGAAGGTCTTGTGATAGAATTTATGTTTACGCCAATCTATGTCTTAAATTAGATAATAACTGAGAGAATAAAGATGAATAATGTCCAAACCGTCCCCCCGACGACCCCCCATTGTCCCCCCAACATGGGGGGACTAAAAAGCAAAGATTCTGAGAAAAAAAATGAGAATATTATTACTGTCCCCCCTTGTCCCCCCTTATCTTCTATAAAAGAGTATAAAAAAAGTGATATTAGGAGGGGTAATAATAGTATAAGTAACGCTAATAGTATAAATGAAAATTATAACAGTAGAATAAACAATAAGGAAAAATGGGGGGACAGGGGGGACAGCAAGGTCAAAGATACATCAAAAACACCGATTACGCTATCAAAAACACAGAAAATAGACGTGTCCCCCCGTCCCCCCGACGGTGAACAGCGTGAGGCCATCCCTAATCACCCAGATTCAAGATTCAAAGACTCTAATTTTAGGGCATCTGTTCGGGTAGTATTGGAGTATCTCGGCCTTGAAAGCACAGTTGGAAACTTCAAAAGACACGACTTCAAAACTGGCGGTGTGATCCGAAATTGGCCGCTTTTTGCTGACCGAATTCTTCATCCCAGATTCATAGCTGACGTGCTGGTCAAGGGTAGTTACGCGGTGATTGGAATTGAGTTGCCTGGATGCGATGAATCTGAGGCGCTCGGCAATCTGGACACAAGATGTTATGAATTTATAAAGTGGGCGTAAAAAAATAAAAAAAAATATTTATTTTCCTATTGACAGTGTACCTATATATCTGTATGTTATGATTATGCTAATGGTGGCAAACAATCTTGGAGGCAAAATGAAGCGTATTTTAAATTTCATCAAAAAACATGGAATATGTAAAGAGGGGTATAAATATTCACTTCAGTTCGACGATCCTCAGAAGTGGTGGAATTGTTTTGAGCGTGGTGATTGGATGCTGTGGGTTATCGGGAAAGCGGCCGGTTCCCCAATGAGTAAGTCAAGAAAAAAACTTGTTTTATGTGCATGTAAATGCGCAAGGACGGCATTGCCTTATATTCAAAAAGGCGAAATAAGACCTATCAGAGCGATTGAGGTCGCGGAACAATGGGCGAGAGGCGATATAGGTGTAACACTTGATGATGTTTACAGTGCCGCCTATGCCGCCTCCGATGCCTCCGATGCCGCCGCCTATGCCGCCGATGCCGCCGCTGCCTATGCCGCCGATGCCGCCGCCGATGCTGCCTATGCCGCCTATGCCGCCGATGCCGCCGATGCCGCCGCCTATGCCGCCTCCTATGCCGCCGATGCCGCCGCCGGTGCCGCCTATGCCGCCGCCGGTGCCGCCTATGCCGCCGCCGGTGCCGCCTATGCCGCCGATGCTGTAAAAAAAACAACACTCAAACAATGTGCCGACATTGTAAGAGAGCATTATACGGTTGACGATTTCTTAACTTTAATACTTTAATCTGGAGAAAAATAATGTTAGCAACTATTTTCGAGAAAAACGTATCGTGCTATGAGAGGGCTGAGCAGTGGCATCGATTAGCGAGATGTCATCAAGGTGCTGACCGGCGCCGCCGGCTTCGCTGTGAAGCGTTCCGGGATCGCTGGATTGCAAGGATGGTCCGAGGCGAAGGGTGCGGCGTAGCCATGATTAACTTCCCCCAGACAGTCAAAGCTCGCATGGCCGCTTTGAGTCTCAGCCAGCGTCGCCTCTCGATGCTGACCGGCCACGCTGTGAGCCAGCAGCATCTTAGCGATTGGTTGTCTGGAAAGCATCGTCTCTCGGATGATAAGCTTTCGGCGGTGCTTGAGGTGCTGGGATGCGTGGAGATTGAGTTCAAAAACCAATAATTGCGTTTTTGGTTCAAAAAAAAGGCGTGCCGGCTTCTTGACATTGAAACTGGCCGCCCAGATTATCCGTGGTGCTATTATCTCCAGCGATAGGGTATCGCGGCAGGGTAGTAAATTTTAACGGCTTAAATCGAATCCTGCGCTGTTGTAGGGGAAACCAATTTTTTTTGGAGATGAAAATGAGTATTTGCGAACATGGCATTGACAAACAGGAAGGTCAATGTACGGAATGTTATATTGCGGGTCTTTTAAGCGACTTGGAAACCCTAAAGGCAGAAGCCATCCCCTACATTGAAATGCTTATTGCTGATTGGAGTTTCAGACGCGAGCAATCTGGAATTGAGCAACCGGAAAGCCCGGAGCTTGTTGGGGCGAGGGAGTTTTTGAAAAAACCGAAAGGTGAATAATAATTTTTTTAATCCCAGATTTCCCAATCCTTCGATTGGGAGAGAAAGAGAGATGGCACAATGAGTAAGTTTTTGCTTTTGACACTCTGTTGTTTTTTGTTGGCCGGTTGCAACCAAAAGATTCTCGACAAGAAGGTGTACGCGCTTGTCGAAAATCCTTCAACACAGCAAGTCGAGCCGGTGCTGAAAGAACACATCCACTTTGGCCAGACCTCAGTTGCTTACTGGTCCAGCTTCAACAATGCCAGTTTGCAGGATGATAGTTTCAAGGTGGCGGTTGGCAGCGGAGAGCAGCGATCTGATCCGAACACCGTAAAAGCGATTGGTGAGGCTGTTGGCGCCGGTCTCAAAACTATGTTAGAGCAACCCTGAATCCGATACGAGGAGTATTTCAGCGGGTTCGTCTGAGTTCGCGGCACACAGTCATAGCCAATTAGCTTCCCGCCGGCTCGTTGCCGGCGGGGTTTTTGGAAAAGGGAAAGGGAAACAAAATGGGGAAAATAGGTGTTAGTTTTGAGATGGAAATATACGACTCAACAGATGAGGAAATTCGAGAGTGGTTACGATATAAACTCGGCAACAGTCCATCAATTAGCTTAGATAATCCGCTATGTGAAAAAGAAATCCAAGCCATGCCGGTTGCATGGCGAAGACTTTAAAACCAAAAAGCACGGAGGCACAGAAAAATGATTAAAATAACAAATGATGAGTGAAGTATATCAATGCTAAAGGAATGATGTATGAAAAAGCTTAAAGAAATCTTGATAACGGTGGCTGTTATTGCAGCCGTAGTAGTTTGTGTGGCCATATTGGTCGCTGATGTGGTAGCGGACATCAAAGAATGGTTTCATTGGTTATTTTTATAAATCACCAGCACGGAGGCACAGAAAAATGATTGAACAAAGGTATTACTTTTATCGACCGGCGATTGACGGGCATTTCACGGATAACGGAATCTCAGTAATTGAGCTGCTTCGCACCTATCCTGCTTTTGTGTGGCGAAGAGATTGGACGACGATGCGTTTATTGTGGGCGTTGCGAGCTTCGCACGCAGAGTTTGAGGATCATACAAATGGGATTATGGTTACTTCCACCATGCGGTATGGCGGCGATGGCGAGGAGAAGGTCAACGGCCTTGTACTTCGGGCATCGGATACCGTGCTCACCCACCCAGAACGATGGTACTATTATAAGCTTAACGTCCATGATGATTCGCATAAGTCGGCAGTGGATGTGTTAGTTGACCTGGTTGACCATAACCAAGGTTATGACAAGTGGTATATAGCCAAATTCCTTACGGGACCGCGTGGACGCAAGCTGATTGAGTGGCTGACAAAGCGGAATCTCAATGACCCGGAGAAGTTTATTTGTTCTGGGATTACCTGCCTTGCGGCTAATACAACGATTGGCGAGGAGTTTGAGAATTACGGAGTTTATCGAACATTGTTAGTTGAACTCGAAAAACTGATGAAACAATTCAACAACGATGAGCCGGACCCGCTTTCTTCATCGCTGGCGTTTTATCGGTCTGGCCTTACTCCATATTCGCAGGTGGATGATAAGCCGCTTCTCAGGAGGAATGGATGAAACGACGTACTCACGATTTGCCGAAATTTGTGCAACCGTATCTGAATGGGAAATACAGGGTTTATATTGCACGTAAGCATCTGAAATACGCAAAGGCGGGGTTTGATACGCCTCAATCGGCTCACGAACACGCCTTAGAGATTCTCGAACAGGCGGCGGAGACTGTGATGGCGTCATGTACTCATCAAAAGTCTTCAGATAGAGTCCTTGAATCTGTGCAAAAGGCTGCTATTGGCTACGAATGTGAGGGCTGTGGATATTCCCAACCAGAACAATTTTCGAAGTGTTTGAAATGCGGCGGGTATCAAGTCCGCAAAGAAACGGGCAAGGTTGATACCGAGCAGGTATTAGCAGAACATTTCCCAGAATCGAAGCAGTTTCGTCTCGCAGAATCCGCACCGAGTTGTGAGAATTGCATACACATCGCTGTCTGCCGGATGAAATACGACCACGAGTGTAAGGTTTTGGAATCTTTGCAACAGTTTTACTCCAAGATGGATGCAGGGATGGTACAGCAGATTATTGGGTTTTATTGTGAGCATTATCGGAGGAAGGGATGAAACGCGCCAAAATAATCCTTGATTCTATGCAGCTAAAATCTTTGCGATCTGCACGGAAACTGGCAAAGGCATTGACGATTATCGAGGAGGAATGCGGTATTAAACAGGTCCGGCTTATACTGAAAGATTGTTTTTTGTGTGGATGGACGGATTTTGAGAAGCTTGACCGAACTCCAATGGAACGGTTAATTCGTGATATTATCAGGAAATTTTAGCCGCCCCGCGGCAGAGAGGCGAAGGGTAAAGACGTGCACACATCCGGCCGCGTGGTCGGCTGACATATAAGTAAACTTTTAGTGAAAGGAAGTAAGATGACACAGATGTACATTGGCGTAAAGATGGTGCGGGCGTATCCGCAGGAAAAAGACGGTCAACCCGGTTATGGCGTTCAGTATGAAGACGGCTACACGTCGTGGAGTCCGAAGGATATATTCGAGAAGGCATACTTCTCGATGGGACAGTTACCCGATGGCAGCGAAAATGACAACAAAATAACGCCAGAAATGGTTGACGAGTTTTTGTCGAAGGTGCCAACCAAGAATGTTAAGGTGGGCGAAAAAACTTGTGTTGTACAGGCCGAAACTATTACCGGCATGGAATTAACAAACCATGCGGCTTGTGTTGATCCGGCCAATTACGATCCAGCAGTCGGCGAGAAGATTGCAAAAAAGAAAATACTCGACGAAGTATGGTTTGGGCTTGGCTTCGTCCTTCAATGGGCAAAGTATGGTCTGAAACGGTAAATCGGAACGGATAAGCGGAGTGGCCACCAAGGCCACGTCGCTTATCCCAAAAGAATCTTTAAGAAACCTTGACACAGAATAACTACAACCCGACCTGTCCAAAAAACCCTAACTATTTACATCTTCGATACTTAGCTACTGGAGTTGTCGGGAATCGAACCAGACGTTTTTGTTTTATAAGCACTTATGGATAGTTTGCACCACTTCATAATATATCATTTTTTTTATTTTTGTGTAGATTTTATATATTTAATCCATTAAATTACCGAAAGTAGGTATAGAGAGACTTTGATGAATGGACTTCAGTATCGGACAGGGAGGTCCTCTTTTTGGCAGAGAAAAGCGAGATATTTGATTATGACCAAGCCCGCATACTGGCATTATATGCGGATGGTTATTCTATCGCTGAAATTGGAGCCGAGTATCATCGCGCTGCCTCTTGGGTCTATGCACAGATGGCCCAATTCCCAGACCGCAAGGACGAGGCAAAGGCACGCAGGCAGGAGATACGGACGGGGAAGTATCGCCGCATTGCGGCTTTATCGCAACACGTCCAGATAAAGACGCTGGACAAATACATCGAGTTACTTCACCAGGAAGATGCGTTGTGTGAGGAGTTTACCGGGCTGATTGAGTTATCGATGGTTCAGGACTGGGAAGCCATCCTGCAGTCATACAGAGAGTCATGTTTCGAGGCGGCCAAAGAGAAACAACCCAAGCCATCCCCGCCCCCGGAACTCTTAGAAATCTGGCGTAAAAAGTATCGCCAGCGAGAGATTGAGGCCAAGTTGGATGAGATTACTCACATCCGAAGCAAACTCAAAGACATTTCGATTGTCGGCGCCGCTGCTGAGAAGCAGGCCGACCTTGACGATGGGAAGCCGACTGAACGAGTTGATAATCAGGGCGTGCAGATAGTAACGTTTGGGAAATTACCAATCACAGATGGAGCTAAAAAAGATGGATGAAAACGAAAGATTCGAGCAGGTTTGCAAGCCAAACTTCGAAAGGTCTGATCGGAAACTGGATAAAGTTCTTTACCTTCTCGAAGGAAATGGAAAACCGGGATTGATTTCACGGATTGAACGGATCGAGATGAAGTGTCAGACGGCCAGCGGAGTTTTTGGTTTCCTTGCGAAGAACTGGCAGATCGGGATTGTGATTATGATTTTGCTGTTCAATACGTTTTCCGGGGAAAAGCAGATTGATGCAAAACAGATTGCTGAGCTTTCGAAGGAAGTGAATACCTTAAAAGTATTGATTCCAGACAACTTACAGCCAAGAATGGACCCGTAATTTATGGATTCAACACAAGACAGTGTGTTGAATAGTTTGATTTTTGAGCGTGACGAACTCCAAGAGATGTTGGAACAATGGGATGATCATAAGCCGCCGGGGATGATAGAACGGCTGGCTGAATTGAACGAAAAGATCGAGAAGTATGGTAAACATTAAAGATTTTTTATCAAAGAAAAACGCCACGGCTATCGCCGCAATGGGAGTAATTTCCTATACGGCAGATTTGACTTCGGGAAAATGTATATGTGTAACGATTCTTGGCATTATAGCAATTTTGGTGCAAGGAATTATTGATTGGAAATATAAGGCGACAGGAGAATTGGAATGCGACAAATAATCTGTATGATAATGGTGCTGACGCTGATAAGTTTTGTTTTTGGAACTACATACTATGTTGATTCATCTAAAGCGGACGATTCGGGGGATGGAACGACTGCTGAAACAGCAGAAAAGACAATTACGGCGGCTTTGGCTGATTGCTCTGACGGAGATACTATTCAGTTTGCATCGGGAACTTACGATTTAACAGATGAGGCAAATAACTATATACTTTTAAATGCTTCAAAGTCAATCACATTTTCTGGGGCGACCTCCTCTTACTCTGATACGGTCTTGACAAACGATACTGATGCTTTGGCGGGTGCTGGGTGTGTGCGGCTTTATCAAGTGGGCAATAAAACTATCACTTTACAAAATATTACTGTACAGACAACAACAGCGGCAACAACAATCCTTTGGAATTGTGGAGCTGCGAATGCGGGTACGTTGATATTGGATAATTGTTATATAACAAACGCATTTACTACAAATAGTAATGGTTCATGTATTTTGATTGCTGATACGGATGCTAATGGTGCAGCTCGAAAATTTATCTGCAAGAACGGAACAGTTATTAAAAACCTGACGACTGGATATGCTTGGTTGAAAGCAACAGGAGCGTTGCTTGGTAATATTCAGTTGGATGATATTGATTTTTATTCATCCAGAACCTATGCGTTTTCATGTCCTGAATTAGCCACTATAAGGATGACGAATTCAGGATTTTACAATTCGGCGGGTGGTGCTGGAGCATATTGTGTACTTTTGGGCAATGATGGAGCAACAAATGCGAACCCATTAAAAGATGTATTTATTGAAAACTGCACATTTCGATTCACAGGGGCTTCTGGGGGGCATGGTCTGTTATGTGGAGCAGGAGTTATACATCCACTTATTCGAGGGTGTACGGTATATTGTCCATCAGAGGATTCAAGCGTTAATATTGGTATTGTGGTTAAAGAAGCATCAACAATTATTGATAATTGTGTTCAAGCCGAGCGGTGTATTTATCTTAAAGGAGGAACTGGATTTTCAAAAATTTACAACAACTACTTAGAAGCACATGGTACATATAGTATATCCTGTGGCATTCAATGGTCAAATATTGAATCTGAAGGGACGACCTATATTCCAGACAATAACTGGATGAAATACAACAAAATCAATGCGTACAATGGAGCTTACTGTTTGTATTTGGTAAATTCCGGTGGAACACCGTCACCTAACACAAATGATAATGAGAATTACGCCGACTGGAATATTTATAATGGAACTACTCTTCTTTATGATGGGGTAAATTCAACCTCTTATAATACACTTACGGCACTAAAAGACTATTGGGTTGCAAATTCTACTGAATATTCTAATGGCGATAAAAACAGTCTCGTTGGTGATTATGGAACAGTTATTGGTAATTTTTTCGATGGTGTGTGGTACGGTGTTCCGATAAAGGACATAAATAGTAGTGGAAGTGGCGGTCCTTTAAGCAAATAATAAAATTCAAAATACAGGAGATAGTCAAAATGCAAACTCTCAAAAAACATTATGGTAAAATAACCGCGGCATTACTTATCTGCATTGTAATCGTCGCTCTGGCATTCCTTTCTTTCCCAGAACTGGCAAAAGCCGCGACTACTTGGCCTGCACGGTCAATGTGCCTTGAGAACTGGGTTAATCAAAGCCGGATTACAAACCCCTACCTTGTGATTCTCGTGGTTGAGGGTACGTATGCGGGTAAGGTTGTGAAGGCCGACGGTACAATTGCCGCCGATACGGCGTATGCGGATGCTGACCTGCCGGGAGTTGATGATGCGGTTTCTGATGAGCCGGTATATTCCATCCCAGCATTACCGAAAATATCAAGCGATGGGTCACTTTACCGGTATCGTTTCTTATTGCGTGGCCGCGCTGGTGCGACGGCGGCGAATACAGATACCTGCTATGATGCCGGCAATTATGACCCGGATGCAGGTCATTTTTACAGCAATACGGTTCCAATCGACGGGGATAGGGTAAAAATCAACTTCTAAGATGCGAATACCCAACGAAACATTTTTGAATGGTTTACATCAATACCAGGTCGAAGCACTGGAAGCTTTCGATGACGGACAGCCTGGCAACTGGATGTATGACCGCTTCTTTACGGAGTGGGCACGTCGGCATCGCAAGACGACGCTGTGGCTGAACATCCTTATCCGCGAGGCGTGTCGGTATCCGAACTGTGCATATGCTCAAATCTTCCCGCTCCAGACGGAGGCGAGGCAGGTCATTTGGGATAGTCCCGATATGATTAAGCGGTATCTGCCGGATAAAGATGCCTCTGCCGGTAAGCCGTGTGGGTGGAAGACGAATGAGCAGACCATGACGGTCTATTTCAATAACGGTTCATTGATTAAATTCGGCGGAGCAGATTCGCCAGATTCTTGGAGAGGACCGGATTATATTGGCGTTGTTTTCGACGAAGCAAAGCATATCAAAGAGGAGATGTGGACGGCGATTATTTTGCCTATAATGAAAGGTCCACTTCCTCCAGAAAAAGTAGAATTAGGGATGCGACGATGGGCTGCGTTTGATTATACACCAGAAGGTAATAATTGGGTGACAGATTTGATGGATGCGGCTTGTTGCTTGGGTGATGGTGGGATTTTGCCGGATTGTGGCGTTGCCGCCAAGCTGAAACCCCGCTGTTTTGCCAGCCGTTTGGATGCTGAAAAGGCGGGAATTTTAACGGATCAGGCGTTGGCTGAAGCCCGCGAAGAGATGCCAATTGCAATGTATGACCAGGAGTTTCGCTGCTCGCGGGTTACACAAGAGCAACGTACCCTCATTACGTCTGAGATGCTGAGCCAGCTAAAGGATGTTACTTCGATTACTTTATTGACGGATGAGGTTCGCAAAATCGTGTCGATTGACCCTGCGTTTGAGGGGGATGTATGCAAGATTGGCGGTTTCATCAATACTGAGGTTGTGATTGAGCGGTCGATTCATCCAACCAAAACTGAAGAGATTGTGATGGAAGGCAAGATGATTGCCAAGACGATTGGCACGAAGAATTTCATTATTGATGTTGGTTGGAATCCGGGTGTTGCAGATGCCATGGCTTCTGATGCGGCGGAATATAATGTTATCAAGTTTAACAGCGCCGCCAAACCAATGGACGACCGTTTTTATGCGAATATGCGGGCTGAGGCGTATGCTTTTGCTGCTCGGCAGATAAGCAAGCTAAGGTGTGCACGGCCAAAGAGTCAAGAACTTCTCCGTCAGCTTCCGGTTGCGGCTCGTTATAAGACTGCTGGCGGCGGTCGATTGATTATCATCCCTAAAAAGGAAATCCGTAAGGTGTTGGGTAGAAGCCCGGACGATGCGGATATGTGGATTATGGGTCAATATGGACTCCAAAAAGTTGAGCCGGAGTCAGCTAAGAAGCAACAACGGGAAAGTGTACCTAATTTCGTTACGTTGGGAGTTGGATAAAATGGTAGCTATACTTCAAGAAAATGAGATAGAATCAAAGGTGCTTGGCTTTATTAGTCATGCAGAGAACCATCCGAAGTACATGCACCAGCGGGAACGAGCACAGACCTGCGCTGATTTCGAGCGTGGCGGACAGTGGACACAAGAGGAGTATGACCGCTACAGATCGGTTGGCGTAACGCCGATAACGATTAACCGTTGTCTGGGTACCATCAAAGCGCTTGACGGCCTATTCGTTGAGAATCAACAGGATATATCTGCAATACCGCGTAAGGGCGGAAAAAAGACATCAGCCCGCGTTCTGACTGAGATTATCAAACATTCCCAGGATGTTGGCGGCTTTGATTCTGTGTCAGCTCATACGTTTAGAAAAGGGAATATCCAGACAGCAGGATATATCGGGCTGGATATCGAGAAACTCAAAAGTGCAAACGGACAGATTTGTTTTCAGTCGTATGGCTTCTTCGATGTTATGCCTGACCCGGACGGGCGGGACTACGACATGGATAAACCGGAGGTTGGATGCAAATATGTGATTGTCCGAAAGTGGATTGACAAAGACGCATTGACGGCAATTTATGATGAGATTGGCGAGGCACCGTCTGCCGGTACCGGCGGAATGGAATCGTATATCGCCGCTGTTGAGCAGCGAAGCCAGTTTTATACAGAGGAGGAGATGACGTATCGTTTCCCGGTTTATACGGTTTGGTGGAAGGAATACGTAGAGGGTCTTCTTGTCATTGACAAGCAGACGCAGCAAACCAAGGTTGTTACCGACAAAATCCAGAAGATTAGTCGGTTTGCTAAACAGTCAAAACGATTTGAAACCGAGAAGGTCGCCTCAGTCATTCTTCACAAAGCAACCGTCATTAACGGTAAGATGCTGGAAGATAAGCCAAGACCGCTGGGCGAGAAGATTGATTTCTTCCCAATCGTTCGCTACGTTCCCATTTTCCGAGAGGATTTTGAGCGGGGCATCCTTGATGACATCACCTCAATTAACTATGAGGAGAATCTGCGACGCACACAAGTCAATCGTCTCCTCATCCTGACGGCGAATGCTGGATGGATTGTTGCTGATGGAAGTGACAAAACGGAGATGTCAAAACTCCAGAACTATGGTTCGATTCCAGGATTCATTGCAGACAGAGGGAAATTTGGCGGGTCTATCGAGAAGATTAAACCAAACGACATTCCCGCCGACTTCATCCTTGCCAAGCAATCGGCGACCGACATCAAGGAAGTTACCGGCCTCAACTCTGCGATGCAGGGATACGACGAGGGAAACAAAGGCGAACCTGGCGTCGTACTTGAGCTTCGCCGCAAGCAGGGTGTTACGGCGAATAGTGGACTCTTTGATAATTTCAATACGACACTTGAGCTGCTGGGGAACAAGTTGCTGTCAATTCTGGACGCAATGGATATTTATACTGAGGATGAGATACGGGCTATCGTTGATGAGTCAGACCTGATTGATGAGGAGATGTTGGCGAAATCCGAACAGATTATCGAAAGCAAGGTTTCCGGCACTCGACTCAAACCACCTCAGATGCCTCAGCCCATACCCCAAGAGGTGATGATGGGGCTTCCGATGGATCAGATGGTGGATGCTTACCAGAAGATGGAGACGGGTATCAAGGGTGCTCAGATTTACGCTAAGCGGTTTCCGGCTATCAAAGAGAAGTATGAGGCGGTGAAACGGGAGATGGCGATTCGGATGCTTCTCAAAGACCTCTATTCCAGTGAGGTTACACAGTACGGCATCAAGATTATTCTGTCGCCGAACACACCGACGGCTCGGATGGCGATGAGTCAGCGGCTTATGGCGGTTCAAGACAAGTATGGGTTTGTCCCGTTCGATCTGATGGCCGACTATATGGATATTCCGCCTGATGTCAAGGCGAAGATTATTCAGAGCCAGCAACAACAGATGATGGCTATGATGCAGCAGGGTCAGCAGCGAAAGGTTCAGCAACCGAGAAACGCGGCGACGGCGGCGGCTTAAAAAGTTAAGACCTTAAAGAAAGGAAGTGACGTATGAACTGGTACACATGGAAACAAGGCAATCTCGCGTATGCTCCGAATTGCCTGGTTGATTCACAGGACGAGGGAACTATCCAAGCCGTGTCGATGGATGATGAGCATGGACACTGGGTTCACTTGGGTAACGGCCTGTACGCTCTTAGCAACCCAAAAAGTGAGGATTAAATCCTGCAAATTGCAATTCCAAAGAAATCTTAAAGAAAGGCGACAGACCCTCAATGAAGCTCTCCATCCTAATCTGCTCGCATATTACCCGCAAGCCGCTGATGGACCGTATGGTTCACCACTTAGACAGTCAATGGCGACCCGGCGTTGAGATATTGACCACTACCAACAAGGATTACACAAAGCGTGGAAAGACGCGCAACAAGTTGTTGGATGCCGCAGACGGACAGTATTGTTGCTTCGTTGATGATGACGATGTAGTGTCAGACGACTATGTGGCTAAGATTCTGGCCGCCATAGATAAAAAGCCGGACATCTGCGGAATCATGGGGCAGGTAATCCAGCTTCGATACCCTCCGGTAACACGAGACTTCCAGCTTTCCATCCAGTATCCCCAAATCTTTTCGTTACCCATCAAAGGAACGGAACGAGACTTGCCGGTAATCCGTCGGTTTGCTTCGCATCTTTGCCCTATCCGCACCAAGATTGCACAGTCCATTCGGTTCCCGGAAGATAATAAGCACGAGGACAATGGGTATTCGGATCGGTTGAAATTTTGCGGATCGCTAAACGAAACAATCATTGATGGCACTATCTATTACTATTTTTATCGGGCGAATTTGCTATGAGAGATAAAAGTTTACATTCAGGAGAGCGGCAGGTTGGTCGTTCTCTCGACGGCGTAGAGGCATGGCATAAGTGGAGGTATGAAGAAGCCGCACTATATCTCCATAACAAAACTGTTCTTGATGTTGGGTGCGGCACTGGATATGGTTCGTTTATTATGTCTGATATTGCCCAGTCAGTTATCGCTCTGGACGATTCCAAAGAGGCGATACAGGTCGGATTGAACCACTACGCTAAACAAAATATTTCGTTTGTGTGTGCCGATTTCCTTGAATATCCGATTCCGGTCGGCATCGAGGTTGTTGTGTCGTTTGAAAATATTGAACACATCGAGAATACGGATGCGTATTTTGCTAAACTCAAAGCCATCAATCCTCAAGCAATCATCTTGTCATGTCCGCATATTACGACTCCGATCGGCGGAAACAAGTTTCATTACCGCCATTATGGAATGGATGAATTGGTTAATCGGATGAATGAGATTGGATACAAGATTAAGCGTGCTGAATTGCGATGGTTCGGAAACGGATTGTGTAATTTCATTGTATCGGAGAAACGATGAATATCATTTTCGTAGGTGTATTTTATTATCAAGGACAAACACGGCATCTTTTCCATGTATTCGAGGTATTCGGGAAGCTGGCTCGTGTTTTTGAGGCAGCGGGTATTGATTGTCGCTATTTTGCGAAGCAAAGTGAACTCCTTCCTGACGAAAAGTTGTTGACCGAGGAACAATTCGAGGCGGTTTTGCCGGATGCAGACTGTGTGTTTATGTGGAATGGATCGCTCTCCAAAGAGAAGGAGATTGCTGAGAAATGCAAAGAGATCGGTATCCCGGTCTATTTCTGCGAACTGGGATGGTTGCCGCAAAGCGGCACGATTTATTTTGACCGCAAGGGGATCAATTATAACAGCAGTCTGACCTACTGGCAGTATTCTCCGCTCTCTGAGGATCAATGCTTTGATGTTCGTTCAAAGATAGCTTATTTCCACCAGTGTGTTGCTAAAACGACCGGTATCGATACAGGTAAAGATTATGTATTCGTTCCTCTCCAAGTTGAATCAGATTCACAGATTAAAGTCTTTTCACGCTTTGATGATATGCAACAGGTTATCGATTATGTTTGTGAACATGTACCCGATAGAATTATTTTTAAGAAGCATCCAAAGGGCATGTATGGCAAGTTAAAAGTTCCCGCTCGTTGTGAATTGGTAGATAGTGGAACGACGCATGATTATTTGCCAAGATGCAAATATGTCGTAACTGTCAATTCAACTGTTGGCCTTGAAGCATTGAGTTACAACAAACCAGTTATTTTATTGGGACGAGCATTTTATGGTGGCCGTGGAATTAGCCATGAAGCATTTACGGATGCAGATATGAAGGCGGCCGTTGAGTGGGCTAATACAGGAAAACCTGATGTTCTTATCATTGAAGCATTTCTACATCATCTCTTCCAGAGACAGTGGAACCGGACAGAATTGACGGACCCAAAGAAGGTAATGACGTTGATAAGTGGATTAGTAAAATGAAGATAATTATCGGCATACCATCAGGTCAGAGAACAAATCAGCTTATTGAAGTCTGTCGTTCGTGGAAGGCACGTGGATTTAATATTTGTGTTCTAACGTGGGACACAAATACTTCTATGAAAATGGATTTTCTTGATTTGTATGGTGATAACCCAAAAGACGTCCTCATTTATCGAGAGAAAAGAGAATCTTTCGCAATAAATCAAAATCTTATGATGAATGCACTTCATGGACTGGAAGATTATGATTGGGATGTCTGGATATGTGGTGCCGACGACCTTTTCCCAGGAATCCGGGCTGAGAAGCTAAAAGAGGTGGCTCCGAAATATGACGGTAAGCTGCTTTGGTGCTATGATGGTTTGAATCCACATTTGATGACACATCCAGTCGTGACGCGGGGATATTGGGAGAAGGTAGGCGGAAAGGTGTTTGATGAGCGATACACACATAATTTCTGTGATACTCACCTTATGATGACAGCCGCCGATGACATCGTTAAGCTGATTGGTATTCAGTTTGATCACCGATGGCGAGCTGGCGGAGAAGATGATATTTACCGGATCGGAAATGCCTCGTTTGCTGCCGATAAAGAGAAATTTATTCAACAGTTTGGTAACAATCCAAAACTACCAAAAATTCATCAGGAGATTTTATGTTAAGCAGGACGCTAAAGAAGCGAAAAGAGAAACGTAAAGAGATTGAGGCGAAGAATCGACCGTTCCGTGTGCTGATCGGTGTTCCGATCCCGAAGATCGACAAAAAGATTAACTCGAAACTTAGTATTTTTCTGAATGAGTGTTGTCTTCGGCGTATCGGATTACCGTATATGATGCCCAGCATGATTGCCGAGTATGCTCGGAATGGGATTATCCGTGACTTCTTGGAGAATGAGCAGTTTGCAAATATGACGCATTTACTGTTTATGGATGCTGATACGGCCCCCGTTGATCCAATGATGCTTGACAGGTTATTGGCTCACGATAAGGACGTGGTGGCTGGAATAACCCCGATCCTTTTAACAAACATGAATCCTCCCGTTCTTCAATGGAATGTGCAGGGGAAAGACCTAAAGAATATGGAAATCAATACGATCTCCGGCGACCTATTCAAAGCAGAGAAAGTCGGCGGCACAAGCATCCTCATCAAGCGGCATGTTTTAGAAAAGCTGTCGAAACCCTACCAGAAGTCTGTCATGGACGATAACCATGAGAATTTCATTACAGGTGAGGACTATTATTTCTGTAATCAGATTCGGTTTGCTGGCTTCGATATTTGGATTGACCCGACGCAGATGTGTCATCACTTCCACGTTGAGGATGTGTTAGGCCTGGTTGGGATGATGGCCGGCATTAAAGAAGAAAATGCGCCTATCAGCAAAGAGGCAATGTACTTACTGAAAGATGTATTCGTCCGATTTTCAAACGATTTGAAACCGGAGACAGAGATTGTACCCGGCGATTGGTCTGACACTTTATCCAGAATCAAGAAACTTCTCGGAGCAGCGTAGCATGGATACCCAAGAGCGAGACAACTTGATTCATAAAATCGGCCACGAACTGGCTAAGTCGCTGGGCGGGTTCTGGGGTTCGATAACTCTGAACTTCGGCGGTGACAGGTACAATAATGCGAATATCGTTGAATCGATAAAACCTGAAAAACAGGAAAAAAAACATGACTGACTTCCCAACCGAGCAGCTTAAAGACCTTTTGGCCGGGACGTATGAGCCGGAAACGCTTGAACTTGGTAAGACGATGGCAGAGACGCTTCTTTGCATCAATGAACGTCTGGAGGCCGTCGAGGCCGTTCGCAAGATGCAGGAAGAGCTTATCGCTGTTTCCCTAAAAAAGATTATACTGGCTGCCGGCGATATGCTTCACGTCAAGTCACCTCAGAAGTTGGGCAATGAGATTCTGGGCGACATATATAAGTTTATCAAGCTGTTCTTTCCAAATAACAGTGTCATCGTCTCGGATGCAAATGCTGAGATTGATATGAGTGTGATACAACAAGAACCAGAAACCACGGAGAAAGGTAAAAATGAAGAAATTCCAGAAAAGACCTGAAATTGTTGATGCTATCCAGTGGGATGGCACGAAGGAATGCGAGACAAAGATTCGGCAGATGACCGGACCAAGCGTCTTTGCGGATTGGCGTAAGATAAATCCGCCGATTACTGTCCCAACGCGAAGTGGGGAGGTAGTACGCGGTGTCGTTGGCGGCTGGGTAACGAAAGACCCACTCGGTTTCCTTGATTATCTGACAGATGAAGCGATGAAGTTGAGCTATATGCTGATTGACGACGAGATTGATGAGATTGTACGGTCTCCGAAGTCTATGGATGCAAAGATGACAGAACTTACGACACAGGTTGATCCTGTTATTGACCTTGATGCGAATACGCTTGACATCCCAGACGACTCCTTTTCCCAGAAAGAAGAGGTGGAAAGTGATTAAAAAACTCTTGAATAAATTGTTTTGTAAACGACCTATTCAGCAACCAGCTCTTCCGATTACCTATGGAATCCATGTATTTATGCGGGAAGCGGGCGAGCGGCTTCGCCACATGGAGGATAGAATACGCGACCTCGACCGTCGGATTACCGAGATGGACGATGGACAGGCACAAGCCGTTGTAACGGCCAAGATGGAGTTTGAGACGCTGACTGAGGCATGGAAGACCGGTCTTCAAACCCAGATTCACCGAAACGAGGAGATGATTGGAGAGGTTGTTGCGGCTTTGAATCAAATAGAAAATGAGTTAAAATCTCCCTAAAACATTTTTTAGTAATTTTCTTGCACATTAAGAGCCGAAAATATAGGATATATAGGTTGTTTAATATAGGAGAATAGCGAAATGGCAAGAGGAATCAGTAGTCAGCCGACACTTGAGCGAAAGTGGCAGATTGAGAACGACGCAGATACTTTGAAGCGTGCCGCTGAGATTGAGATGGATCAAAAGCGAGCTAAACCCGCCAAGGCGCATCTAAACAAGATGCAGAAGTACATCAATAAGGCGATTGGTAAGAAGTAAAACGCTCTTTTTTGACAATTGAAACCCGCCCCTTAGCTGGGGAAATAAGGAACAATCGAGAAAATCGACCCCTGCACATGGTAATTCATTTTTACCGGTGCAGGGGTTTTTTTATTGCCTCACCGTGAGGCCCCGAACAGCACGGGTTATATGCTGGTTTCCGAACAGCGGCGGTTTCCGCTGGTGTCAGTTACAGCCAACTGTTGATGGCTGGTGATGCGTGGATACGCAAAGAAAGGCAGGATTTCAAAATGGCAAGAACCCCGGACGAAATGGCAAACGAATTGGAAAACTCGGATGTGGAAGTTGCTGGCCAGATGGCCGAAGACCTCATGGCTGAGCAGGCCGACACGAAGCTTGTCGGCGGAGATGCCGAGGTCAAACCGGAAGCCAATGCGCCAGTGGTCGTTACAGAGACCCCTGTTGCTAAGGAACCGGAACCAACCCCAGTACCTTTGACGGCACCCGCACCAGCACCCGCACAGCCGCCCATTAACCCAGCGACAGAGGTTGTACCCGCTGCGAAGCCAGCGGAGACCCACGTCTCGTTTCTGAGCGGCCTGGATGACACAGAGGACGATGATGGCGGCGAAGCCGCTCAGCCCCCTGCCAAATCCACAGGTGCGACTCCCGGCATGATACGGGACATCCAGAGTGAGCGACAGCGCCGCAAGGCCGCTGAGCAGCAGGCCGCCGACCTCAAGCGACAGCTTGATGAGGCCAATGCCGCCAAACAGACTGCCGGCCAAGAAGTTGACTTAAACACCCTGCTGGGCGAAGGCGAAGATGATGATTTTGTGGATCGTAAGACCCTAAAAACTGTTGTCGAAGCGACCGCTCGGCGTACCCGCGAGATAACTCTCCATGAGTTACAGCGGAAAGAGCAGGACAAGCAGGCCGAAACTGCCAAGCAGCAGCGGCAAAAGGCCATGTCAGCTTCCGAGACGGCTATCCGTGGAACGGTTAAAGATTATGATGCCGTTGTCCAAAAAGCGTTGGAATTGAATGTTCTGACGCTGGACGAAAAGCGGGCCATCCTAAACTCACCGAACCCGGCCGGAACTCTTTATGTCAAATCGAAACAGGTTCTTAGTGCTTTTGGAATTCAGCTACAAACATCAGCAGCAGTAACGCCACCGGCTACGTTGCCAGTGGCGACTGAACCTCCAAAACAAAACGAACCCTCCGGCGATGAGATTCAAAGCGACGAAGAGCTTTACGCTACTTTGTTTCCGAAACAAGTCTGATCGCCATAAACGAGGGTAGAAAGGATGCTACCCCTATGGCAGCAACTATAATTTTAAGAGGGACTGACAACTCGGCACTGGTTCCGAAGTATTGGTCAACCAAGTTTTTGAAGGACTCCTACGCAAAAGACCCCACCAAGCCGTTTTACGGTGCCGGGATCATTATGACGGAGTATAACCTGAAATCCGAAAAGGGTGACACCATCGAAGTACCGATTGTCGGTCAACTGACTGGCTCCGGTGTTGGCAATGACGGCGATTATGACAGCACATCGGATGCCTTGCCGTTGTTTAATATGCCGGTACGCATCTATGAACACGGTAATGCTTCGCAACTGAACGGCATTATGACTGAGAAGTCGAGTGCCTTGCGTACCCGAACCCTGACGATGGAAGCACTCACCGGCTGGCGTGCGGCCTTCAATGTCCGTGCCATCATCGATTCGTTGAGTGGTCTGCTTCTCCATAAACTGGGGGGGAATGTGCTGGGTGCAACGTCCGGCCTGGCTAAAGACGGCTCATCGGTTCAAATCGGTTGCGTTACGCAGGTAACACCTGCCTATACCGCTGGTGCTACCGCCAACCGGTATTATGCAGGTGGTCAGGTTTTGTCGACTGGTGTCTATACCGGTCGCGTCGCCAACATTTCCAGCCTGAACGATACCAACTACGCTTTCGGTACGAAAGTCATCGAAGACGTAAAGCGGATGGCTGAAAAAACCGTTGACGAATCCGATGGTTCGCTGATTAGCCCCATCGAAAAGGTCGTCATCAACGGAAAGCCGGTGTTCGTCATGCTGATTACGCCAAAGCAGGGTCGTGATCTCAAGGCCGACACCAACTGGCGTACCGCTCACGAGAGCGCTGACATCCGTGGGATGGAAAACTCCATCTTTGCCGGTACGTTGGGCATCTGGGACGGCGTAATGATCGTCGAAACTGACCTGCTTCATGCTCGGGCTGGTGCCAACGGTACCACGGGACCGGAGTATTTCGATTCGACAAGCTACACGTGTGCATCGGGCGAGACGGTCAACCGTGCCCTGTTCCTCGGCAAGAATGCTGTTGCGTTCGCTATCGGCAAAGCACCGGAGTATGCCGAGTTCTACGCTGACCACGCCAAGACCAAGTGGAAAGCCCGCGTTACGTCGATTTATGGCGTAATGAAGGTTTGCAAGTACGAATCCACCACCGGCGATGCTGCGTTGGTAAGCGACTCAGAACGCGGTTGTATCATTGTTGATACGGCTGTGGCCTGACTTTAATCAAACCGGGAGAGGTCGGGCGACCGGCCTCTCCTTTTAACACATTATTTTGAGGCGTAACGATGGATAAGACAACACTTCTCAACAGCGTAAACGGTATGACGGGTCGAAACGAGACGGCGACGACGTTTGACCCGTGGCTTTTAGAGGTGTTGATTGAGATGTCTGCGCGGACGCGATACCTCAAAACATCAACGACCGGAACTACCACAGCCGACCAGAACTATATCTCCGTGCCGTCTGACATGGCCGGAAGCGAGATTGACGGACTTGTTATCAACGACGCAAGGTATGACCCTATTTCGTGGGACGACTTCATGGGCGGTAAGAAGGAAGGCTACGTGGTCATGGGCGACTCGATTTATCTATCGCCAACCCCCGGCGCTTACAGCTATACGCTGTATTACTCCAAGGTTCACCCTACCAGCTTGACGACTATCCTGTTTCCCGACGTTTTTCAGCCAGCCGTCGAGCATGGATGCGCCGCCAAAGTGTATGCGCATTACGAGATTATGGACAAACTGTCAAGTCAATTGACCTTATTCGAGAACGAGATGCAGAAATTCTCCGGTTACGGGCAACCGCCGCCGGTATGTAAACCATTTAGAGGGATATAATTATGACTAAAACATATCCATTGAACACGGCTATCCCTGATGGTGGCGCTGACCGACGGGATGGCGATAATTGTATTCGTCGTTTAGCAAAATCCGTTAAAGAGCTTATCAGCACGGACCATTATGTTGGGACTGATAACTCGCAAGTGGAATCAGGCGACGATAATGCCACAGGATTAACTGAGGCGGCAGCGGGTGAACACACCAAAATAACATTACGGCAGACAACAAAACCGACTAATGTTGCAGATAAGGGGTTTCTCTACACCAAAGACGTATCTGGTGCAACGGAACTTTTTTACGAGGATGAAGCCGGAAATGAAAAGCAACTAACGGTTGCCGGGAAACTGAATGTTTCAGCGACCGAAGCGGTTTTGCTGACCGACAACCAGACGATTACGGGTGTAAAAACATTTTCAAGTGCTCCGGTTCTTTCGGCAGGAGCGAATGCCGGATCACAATTGATAACAAACGTACTTGATCCAGTATCCAATCAGGACGCGGCTACGAAAAAGTATGTAGATGATTCGATTGCCGCTGCCGTTCCCGATGATAACGCATTTGGGTCATGGGCATCAAAAAACATCAATCAAAGTTACACGGCAGCAAGCGATGGATTCGTTCTTGTATCGGGTGTGGCTGTATTCCATATAGAAACCCCTGTCGGCACAACACGAATAAGCGGAACACAGTACGGGCCTTATGCTGATGGTGCGTGTTGTCCTGTTAAAAAAGGGAATACGTGGAAAGTCAAAACAACGTCTGGGACACCTAATGTCTTTTGGCTTCCAATAGGAGCATAATCTTTGGATCAGATGAGCATGCAGCGGTTCGGAATTTACGCCCCAATCATGGGAGAGCGAGAGGATTTTCAAAATATCATTTTGCAAATCGCGTTCACTCCAGACAATAAGAATGTCCTGTTTTGGAACGGTGAGCTTTGATGAAACACTTCGCAATATTATCTCCGGTCATGGGTCTTCGCAAGGACTTCACCAGCGTACTGTTGGAGCATAAATGAAGCACTTTGCCGTTTACAGCCCTGTTCTTGGAAAGAGAGAGGATATCCCAAACATCCTCTTGAATAAGGCATTTACGCCGGACTCAAAGAATTGCCAGTATTGGAGCGGAAAAGTACGGACGATATACGGGCGTACACCGGAGCTAATTGATGCGTCCGGTGAAGCGGTTGGTGTCCCGGAGTCAACCGATGCGTCGGGTGAGGCATTGGGAGTTTCGGAATATAATCCGGTTATTAAATCAGTATGGCATCAATCCGATACGGGATCAAAGCACTTGTTAGTTTTTACAGCGACAAATGCCTATCGTTGGGTACAGGCAACACGATCATGGACAACTATGTTTGCCAGCGCGGGGACCGTCAAAACATGGTCGGTTGTTTCGTTTAATGGAAAGGTGATTGCAACGAATAATGTTGATGCGCCTATTATTTGGTCAGGAAGCACATCTGATACCTTTGAAGCACTTGGAGCGGCTATTGCGGAAGGCATTACAATTAGTAAAGCAAAAGTTGTTGATGCGTTTGAGAATCATATTATATTTGGAAACTATTCTATTTCAACCGGTGATTCCTATGAGAATGGGATTATCTGGTCCGACTTGGATGATGAAACAGAGTGGCAGTCGGGGGATGCCGGAGCGGCTTACGTGGAAGGCAAGGGGGTTGTCTGGGCATTTGGCCGCAAGAACGACTTCCTCTACGTGTTCAAAACACATTCATCCAGAATGTATTGGTACACGGCGACAGAGTTTATCTTTTCTTCTCGACCCTATATGAATGAAGTCGGTACATTTTCCCCAGATTCCATAGGCAATGACCGTGATGGGAATCTGTATTTCTTCGGGTCTGACCTGGCATTCCGGGAAGTGGATGTCGGTATTATTTCCAATGCCATCAAGGACACGGTACGCACCATAAACCATGACGATGATGTAATCTATAAAATACAATATGGTTATATTGCTGAATATGATGAGGTTTGGTGGGCATGTCCCGTCGGATCTTCAATAACGAATAATACGGTGTGGTGTTACATCAAAGATGGTATCTGGTATGAACGTACCTACGCTGTGTCCTGTTTCGGCCAGTATCAGGTTGCCAGTAGCGAAAATTACACTTGGGATGATCAGCCGGAAGGAATCTGGGATGATTGGACGGGGGTATGGAACGATGCCGTCGAGACGGCCGGGTGGATACTTGATCTGTGCTTTGATTATTATGGTTATACTTATACCAGCCATTCATCTTCCCGGGATACGGCCTACAATGGTTCAGCTATGGTTTCCGGAGGACTCACCTATTATTTTACTTTGTCGGTTGATATGGCGGACAAACAGGGGCTTCGATACTTCAAGCGGCTTTTGCGGTTGTTCGGTTATTTTACCTCGATTCACGGTGAACCCGTTTCTATTTATATCAAACGGGACAATGAACCGGCGTGGCAATCAGCCGGAACAATGGAAACGACAAGCGCGGCAGCGATTCACATTGAGAATCTTCCGGTGGACTATCGGTCTCGACACTTTTTAATCAAGATACAATCCATCACTCCTTTTGAGTTTTTGGGGATGGAGATGGATTATCTATTATCCGGGGAGCGATGAAGATGCCGAGCACTGCTGCTTTTCCATCCAAAGATTTTAAGTTGCACAGACTCAAGGGGAAGTTGCGCAACGATAAGGAACTAACCGCCAAGGATGTTGCGGAGTCATTGGCGGATGTTGTTGAGGAATTGGATTGGTTCTTCCGTCATCTTCGGGATGCAACGATTCAGCTTGTCCAGCAATCAATCAGGCCGGCGTACTGTGCTGCTTCTGCCGGGTCCGGTTCGTCGATTGCCTGTCGGTTGGATAATGCAACATCAGGTCAGATTATCACAGTCTATTGCAGTGTTACGGGAGGAACAGACTTAAATTCAGCTATTCCTCGATTAGAATCGGGTACTTTGCTACCCGTTTGGAAAAATGCAAGAGATGATAAGTGGTATGCGTTTTTTCCATTCCAAGCGACGGAGGACTGCGAGTAATGGTTCAGATTTGCTACAATCCGAGCACCTTAAAAGTAAAGTGTATGAAGGGCGATGTTGTGTGTGAAGGCGGCGGGCCGGGTGGTGGAGAAATGGCTGATTGTGATTGTGCCAAAACCTACTGTACTGATGGGAATACGCCTAAGTATATCAACGTAACATTTTCGGATGTAGAAGTTAGAAATGAATGTTTTCATTGTTACACTGGCCCGCTTGAAGACTATTCATTTTCTGGAGTACCCGACGTAAACCTCTCTGTGTACAAGTTGGAAAATTTAGGTGGTGCAAACTGTTGTAAATGGAGATATCGAAGTACGATAGATGCAATATGGAATAGATATGAAACACCGGGGCCGTTGCATAATTTCAATAATTGTTTAGGTGCTCTTACTGGTTCTGATGAATATACTGAATTTGAGATATTGGCGTATTATAACGGGGCAAACTTCACAGTTGATGTTTCGATGTATAAGACTGGATTTACGGATGTTTATTTGTTGAGTCGTTTCAATTATCCGGTCGCGTCCATGACAGATTGTGCAGTTATACCAAGTTCAACTAACATATATACTTCGTCGGCATGGTGTGCTGCTATGAGAGCGGGTTCAGCGTCAAGTGAGAGAGACTAAATGAAATGACCTGTTGCGGAAAAGCCAAGCAGATTATTGAAGGGTACAGTAACCTTGTTACAGGGAAAAAATATGAGTTTACGGATGACCGGATTCGGGTGTGTCAGAAATGCGAGGATAACTATTGGATAAAACGAACTCTATGGTGTTCGATTTGTAAATGTTATATTCCGGCGAAGGCCAGAGTGAAAGAAAATTTATGTCCGAAAGGATTTTGGAAAGCATAGAAACGAGGTGAACAGATGGGCTTATTCAGCAAAGATAAGAGTTTCAAATTCAAGTTGATTCCGTCAGCGCCGGAACAGACGCAGGCACGGAGCTATTTGACGGGTTTAATGGATAACAACATCCAGTTCCCGACGGAAGGGATAGCAGACTTAACACCGACCGAACAGCAGATACAGGGTCAGCTTCCCTCCTATCTTGACCAGATTGCATCCGACTTCGATACGACGCGCGGTTATTATAACGACGTGATTTCTGGAGAGTATGACCCGCGAACCAGCGATTACTATCAGGGCTACCGTCAAGAACAGGACATGGCCAAAGAGGATGCGATTGCGGGAGTGTCGCGGCTTGGACAAAAGGCCGGGATGGCACGCAGTACGCCGGTGCTCGGCGTTCAGGCAAAGACAGGGCAGGCGTATGATGCCCAGAAGCTTACCCAGCTTGGTGCTTTGTACGAGAACGAACGGGCGAATATGAATAACGCTGCCGGGTCGCTAAGCAATCTGGGCGGCCAGCAGCTTAATCAGGTGTCTCAGGTCGAGCAGTTGGCTCAGGTGCAGCGTGAACAGGAGCAAATGAAGCTGTCGGCGATGTATCAAGCGGTGTTACAGACATTATTGGCTCCTTACCAGTTTAATGCACAGATTGCCGGTGCTTTATTGAACGAACAACGATACATGGGTGTTGAGACCGGTGGAGGATTGACGGACCTTGGATTTATGGTTAATGCGGGTGCGTCGTATGCCAAGGCAATGGCATAAATTAAAAGAAAGGATGTCAGAAAGATGCCAAATCTTGCAGGAATCGTGAATTTACAGGACGACATCGGTCTTGATATGCAGTTGTCGTCGAATATCGGAAGCGGTATCGGTAACTACATGGCTGGTCGAAAGAGAGAGAAAGAAGAAAAGAGTGCCGCCGAGGCAATTCGACAGCAGGAAGAAAAAGACCAACTCCTCCAGCAAAATTTCGTCGGCATGATGAGCCAGGCCGTCAAAGAGGATTGGGAACCGCCTCGCATTCTGGAAGAGATGGCGAAGGTCAAACAGTATTCTGAGACGGAGTTTGGCCGCAGGTTGCAGGCGCAGGCGGTACAGGAGCAGTATCAACAGTTCCAGGCCCGCAAAGCATCTGAGCGTGCGGCAAGTCAACCGGTACCGGAAGGGATGGTAAAAACTGGTGGAAAATATGAGAATGGTTATTTTATCCCAACCTTCGGACTTCCGCCCAAGGAAACAACCACGAGCCAGGAATTAGCACTCTTGACACCCGAAGAGCAGCGTCAGCGGGCTTTGATTAGGAGCGGCATTGAGCCACGAGCGACCGCGAAGATGCCTCGTATTCTTAAAGGACAGGATGGCTACTATTCTGTGAATGAGATGAACGAACCGCAAAAGCTGAATATCCCTGTCGAAAACACAGCGATTATTGAAATTGATGTGAATGGGCAGCCGACTAAAGTTATTTATGACAAATCCAACAAGCAAATTATCGGAGAAATAGGCAAAACTCCCCAGAAACCAACTTATCGACAAGACAATGACGGACGTTTGTATCTGGTTGAGGGAACCGATAGCACTCCCGTCAGTGGTATGCAGATGACTAAAAATAGCGACACCGAGCAAATGAAGATACTCAATGCGAAGGTTGCGACCGAAGATGAGATTAACACGCTCAAAGTGCAACTGGAAAAAGAAACGGATGATGAGATGCGGAAAGCCCTCCAGAATAAAATAAGCAGGCTGGTCGCTCTCAATGCCACACGGGACGAGCGGCTCAAAGGCTCAAAGGCAGCAGAAACCTATAATCAAGCCCAGTCCACGGCACAAGCATCTATCACCCAGATGGGCAAAGTCAAGCAGGTTGGCGAAAGCATTCCTCTGGCTCCGATGCTGGAGAAGATACCGCAGACGCAAGATGCAGGACTATTCGATGATGTGCGTCCGCCTGCTAAAATCAAAGAGGCCATGCGGCAACATGTCCAACTATTGATAGATAACGGTCTCTCTCCCAGCGATGCCCGCTCAGAGACGGAGCGCCAGTATCGTAAACTCCAGATGGCGGATGCTAAGAATAGCTGGAAGACGTTGCCGGCGGAGAGCATCGCGCTGTTTGATGAGGCGGCGGCTCAGCCGCAAGCGGCGAATCCGCAGGAACCAGCAGACCCAAACACCATACCTCCTAAGACTGTGGAGATGGTGACGTTAAGCGGAGAAGATGGTAAGCCTATAGGGACGATCTCAGCTCCACCAAAGGGAAAGGTGATCGCCGTCAGTCCAGATGGACAGTATGGGTATATTGACGAATCTGAAATTCAAGATGCTATTTCTCAGGGATATGGGGTTTATAGATGAGTTTAAAAACATTTCAGCCAGTCGAATTTAAGCCAATAAAAAAAATTAAAATGGAACCGGTCGAGTTGCAGCCGATTCAAGACGTATCCATGGAACCAATACAGTTGCAACAGACGGCTGTGATGGATCCTCCATCGCAAGAAGAGAACATATCGGATTCTTTCTTCGAGACTCCGTACCGGAAACAACAATCAATTGTTGCCGACCCGCAAAGTCTTTCACCCAGCGCCCTGTCTGTGGCTCAGCGGATGCCGGAGGATAATACCAGCCCCTTGCAACCTGTTGCAAATCGGATTGGCGGGTTTCTAAAAGATGTTGATTTAGTTAATCAGGCACGAAAGATTATGGCATCCCAAAACCACCAGACATGGGGCGAGGTTGGTTCTGAGACATATGCCCGCGCCCAATATGCCAGAGATTATGTGTTGTCTCTGGGTGGTTTACTTGGCGGTAAAAAAATGAGAGAGGAGTTAGCTGAACGGGCCAAGAAATTTTCCGGGTTCGGTGAGGCGATTGTTCCAGCGACAGCAGAAGGCGCAACCGAAGCTATTAAATGGGCTTATGTCTTTCCTGCAATGTTCAAGGGAAATGCCAAACTTATTGAGATTGCCCGTAAAATGCCATTGGTGCAGAAAGCGATATCAGCGATTGAGTCTTCGGGTGGAATAAAAGCGATTGCCGAAAAATTCCCGCGTATCTACCAGTCTGCTAAAAATGCGATAACCGCCGCTCAAACGGGTGCCGCGGTTGGCGCTGAATATGGGGGCACTGAGGCGATTAGTGAAGGAATGAGTCCTCAAGAAGGGTTGAAACACGCCGCTAAGATGGCAGGCGGATTCGCTTTGGTTGCCGGGACGTTTTCCGTCGCCAGCGACATTGATAAGGCGATGTATGTCAGCAAGTTGCGTGATTCCATGGTTCGTAAATTCGATGCCGACTTGAAGGGTAAGATTGCTCAAACAAAGAACGCCGCAGAAGTGAAGGGGTTACAGGGGTATAGAGACAATGCCCTTAAAAATATTGACAATATCGTATCATCGGTTGAAGCCGAATTGTCGGGCATGACAAAGAATGAGCTTTACAAGAATATCGGCTCAAAAGTCGAGGCACCTGAGAAGGCTGCCGAGCGGTTCTTGAAGATGGGGTTTGAACCGCAACGTCCTTCAGCCAAGGGGGTTGAACAACTAAAAACGGGGATGGGTCAGCGGCAAAAAGGCGGAGTTGATGTTCCCATTACCAGAACTGAAAATGTGATCGAGGCGGTCAAGAGTCCGATTAAAACAGCAAAATCCGCAATTCAAGGGATACGTGAATCGGTACCGCATCCATCATCCGAAAGTATCAAAGCAAAACCCCCGTCTTCATCGCGTACCTCCTCCTTAAAGCCGGCTGGGGTTGCTTCGCAGCCAGCCCTGGCCGGTGGGGTGATCTCTCCAAAACAAGCTCGCATGGATGCTGAGTTGGCGAAGGTGGTCAGCGGCACGGAGGTCGCCGCCGCTTCGCCGGAGGGTGTGGTAACGCCGGTTCAACCTGCCGTTGAGGTGGTACAGGGACAGAACGCGCCAGAAGCGAATCTGGAGCGTTCTGGGGGGAATCCGGCAGGGGTACAGGATGCGGTTACAACTCCGATGCAAAGACCGGCAGGAAACTACAAAAAAGGTGATAAAGTATCGTATATCTCTGAAAATACTGGAAAAGTTATACAGGCCGAAGTCCGTCTTGGAGAGATGAAGAACGGTAAAGTACTTATTAAAAATGAGAACGGTATCCAGCGACAAATCAAAGCATCCGAATTGACTCCATCGCAAAATCCCGCTCCGGCAGGGGTACAGGAAACAACGCCTCAAATCGAGCCACAGGCGGGGGGAGAGGAAAAGTGGACTGTTTTATCAGAGAATAGGCGTAACTTCATTGAAAAAACAATGGAACAAAAAGCCATTTTCGGACGCAATATCTCCGAAAAACTGCAAAAGCGACTTAACCAGATAACTCCTAAAGAGATTGACCTTTTTAATAATCGGTTTGGGAAGCCGGAACCGGAAGCAGAATATACACCGGATGAAGAAGTTGTTGCCGCCGAGAAATCCGCCAAGCTCACGCCAGAAGAACGGATTAACAAGGGAATTCGAGAGATAATCAATCCGAAAGACGATAGCGGGAAAATACAGGATGTTCGTAAGTCTGATATATTGTATGTCGCCGAAAAGGAAATTTCACGTATTCTGGGAAGTCAACCGACGGGACGAAGTGCGAAAAGCGAAGCGACGTATTGGGAAGATACAGACGTTGTACTTGACAAAAATGTTCGTCTTGCAAGCCATGATATTGTATACCCACACAGCGACAAAGGTGTGTTTATTGGGGTAGGTGATAACATACAAGATGCCGACGTGAAGCTAACAGAGGATATGACAAGTCAACAAATTAAAGATGCTATAAGGACTTCTCTTTCCCCCGCCCCCCAGCCACAGGGGGAGAAGGTCGGTAATTGGGAAATAGGACAGGAACGACCCTTTAAATTTGACCCAAACTCTACAAAGAATGAGGGAAGATTCAGACTTTTACCGCCGGATGCTATCCAGAAGGATACCTATTTCAGACGCAAATCATCGACTCCCGGTATTTCGTATGTGATGGGTAAAGATGCTTCTGGAAAAGAAGCCATTCAAGCCATCCGGTTTGATAAATCAAAATTCACCGAAGAACAGGCCACAAAATGGTTTGAAGAAAATAAAGGAAAGTATCAGTTTTCCCAGCCACAGAGGGAGAAGGTAAACAAAAAACCCGTGAGTCGCGTGCAAGAGGGCGATTTACAGCAAAAACCGGTCAGCAAAAAGTACTACGCCAACCGAAACAAGCAGGGTTTCGTTGAGGTAAAAGGCGCACAGGTAAAGCTGCCTGGCTTCGAGAAATATGATATGTTCATCCACAAGGAAGGCAATAAGTGGCATGTATCGGAAGGTTTTACCGGAATGAAATTCGCGGAAGGTAAAACGCAGAAAACCGCAAAAGATGAAGCGATTGCGACGCTTGACCGCGTAGCCGCTCGCGGTATCAAGCTGGATGAGGTTATTTCCCAACAAGTTGAGAAGTATGGAAAATCGCCGCGACATGGCGGCAAACTAACACCAGAACAGGAGGCCAAAAATGCCCAGCAAAACCAAAAAACAACACGACTTTATGCAGATGTCAGTAAGCCGACAGGGACGCAAGGCGCTTCGGAAACGAGGAATCAATCCGGCACCCGTCAAGTTGGCAAAGGAGTTCCTCAAGGCGGACAGGAAGAAATAGCACGGCCGCAAGACGAATCGCCTATTCAAAAGGCACAGGCCGCCCATACCGAAAAAGCGTTGAATAAACCTGTCCGATACGAAGGCAAGACATATAAATCTCATAAAGAACTGCTTGACGAGCTTAAACAACGCGGATTTACTCCAGAAATTAAAAATGGTGAGCATCGTCTTGTACTGGATGACGACATCGTACCCGTTTCAAAATCTGAATTTGATTACTTCCAAAAGGATAAAACTCCCCAGCCGCAAGGCAGCAAAGAGGCATCTTTTACCCCAGACCCAACCGTCGAGGCGGCTCCGCAGGGAGAAAGTGGGTTCGTGCGGATACCCGGTAGCGGTACGTCTAAGAAGGTCGAGAAGCCGTGGTTGGACAATGAGAAGGTTGTGTCGCCGAACAAAGATGTTGAGAGTTTCTTTGGCCGAAGCAAGCGACCACCCTACGCTAAGAAGGCAAGCAAGCTGATCGATCTTATCAAGACTGGAATCCGCGAGCGATTCGTAACCATGACACCGTATATCTCCAATACGCCGGATACAGCGATTTATCGCGACATGATCCGCACACTTCCAGAGGAAGTGAGACAGGGCGGACAGAGAGCTGTCAAGGATATAATCGCCGTACTTGACAACGATGGGACTGTGAAAGCATTAGACAGCGTAGGGCTTGACCTGCTTCGTCGCAAGGTCTTTATTGCCGACATACTCAATGAGGCCGAGATCGACCGCTCAGTGTCAGGTGGCTTCTCCAAGGAGGAGCTGGAAACTGAGAATACACGTCTGGATGCACTGATTGAAAAGGTACCATCGGTAAAAAAGGCGTATAAAAGTCGACAAAAGTTATGGGAATCTGTTAGCCAGGACTTATTAGAACGTGGTGTCTTAGATGAAGAGACGGCAGCGAATAAGCATTATGTCCGTCACTTCGTCCTCGACCTGGCTGAAAAGAATGGACCGACCGGATTCAAGCGGAAACGACTATCTGAGCCGTATCGGGCATATAAGAAACAGCGAAAAGGGTCCACAAAAGACATTTCAACCGACTATCTGGAAGTTGAAGTCCGGGCATTGGCTCAGATTTATAAGGATAACGCCGTCGAGGATGTTGCCAACAAGGTGGGAGAGCTTGCGAATAAGCGAAAACAGTACACATCGCAAGCGAAATCGGTTAATTTCGAGAAGCTTGTCGGTGGACCGGACAATGTAGCCAGAATCAAAGAATTGCGTTCAATGATTAAGGAATCGCAGTCCAGACCGGATAAGAACGAATCGGATGAAAAACTGCGACGAAAACAATGGATTCAAGAGTTGACCGATCTTGACCCGACTCATCCCTATCGTCAGCGGATTGCGATGCACATGTCGAAATTTAAGAAGGGCATGGATGCCGGCGACATCGAAGAGGATGGCAAACTGTTTCGTGAGTTGGCTAAAGTTTCCAAGGAAGAACCTCAGTCAGATAGAGGCATGGCGGCTCGCGGCGTCTTCAAAGCAATGGCTGAGCGTGATAAGATGATACGCAATACGCTGGGTGGTGAGTACCAATCTCCAGAACGATTAGCGGAGCAGGATGGGTATGTTGAATGGCACTACAAGCGGCCAAACCTCTTTTATCGGGCGCACACTCTTACTGAATCGCAGATTGCGGCCATGGTCGAAAGCTCCGCTGAGCAGGTTGGCGATATGCTTCATATTCCAAAAGACAAGATGCGACAAGCTCTGGTGATGGGTCGCCGAAAAGGGATGATTATCCCCGACTGGTTGGCAAAGCAGCTTGATGATCTTCCGGTTAACCGGCGAAGCAACTATGTGGTTCGGTCGTTTACGAAACCATTTGTTCAATTCTGGAAAAGGTGGATTTTACGTGTTAATGCCTTACGTTATAATTTCAGGAATATTTTGGGTGACGTTGAGCGATGGGTAGCATCTGGTCAGGTTGGCTCAATCAAGAATATTCCAAAGGCAGTTAAATATCTTGTCACTAAAGAAGGTGAATATTATGATTTAATGCAGAAGTATGGAGCAATTGGATCAACTTTATGGCATGAAATGAACGATGTTTCAACTATTAAGGAGTTTGAGAGGTTTAAGGACTACTCCAAGAACAAAACGTTTAAACAAGCGACGGCAAAAGCATTCTCTACCCCTTTAAAAGTTTTGTCTAAGATAGGAAGTATTGTTCAAAACCTAACACAGTTAAGAGAGGACATTCTCCGTGCTGCTGTTTTCATCAACAATTATGATAAATTGAAAGAAGGGAAACCAGTACGTCATTGGGCTGGAAAATTGGCGGATATAAATGAGATAGCCAAAACGGATAAAGCGAGAGCGGCTTCTAAGATTTCACGTGAAACACTGGGTGATTATGGAAACTTCACGCCGTTTGAAGAAGATTATTTGCGGCAGGGGATTGCTCCGTTTTATTCATGGATGAAGATTAACACGGTCTTTTGGCCTCGAACCATGATAAACGCCGCCAAAGAAGGACAAGCTGGAAAGGGCTTTGTTTATGGTACGGCTGGGGCTGGTATCAATCTATCTAAATGGCTGATTCGTGTTCTTTGGGTTTATGCTGCCGCTCATCTATGGAACCACAGAGACGAGAAGGCTCGTAAAAAAGAAGAATCGCTTGCATTTTGGCAACGATCCATGCCGCATGTCAATATTGGAGATATGACATTGTGGGGACAAACGGCATTGAGCGATTTCGCAGAGTGGGCGGATTATGCTGAGTTGGCAGGCGTACAACGCAGATATGATGCAGGCTTCTTAACAAAAGAACAGGCTTCTATTGAGGCGTCGAAGGTTATTGCAAGGGCGCCATTCAATAAGCTGTATCAGGCATTGAATCCGTTCATCAAGGCAACGATAACGACTGTCGGTGGCGTTTCTACATATCCGAACGTCTTTGAATCCTATATGGTTGCTAAGCCAGCCAGCAGAGAAGCCGCAAAGCGGGCCATTTTAGATATTATGGGAACGGATGCTAAGAAGTTTTACCAAACAGCAACCGGAGAGCGTAAATTTGAGGACACGCTATATGCTTATTTTGCTGGATGGTGGGGTCGTCCAACCGATCCGGACATTCTGGCCGATGAGATACTTAAAACGAAGGAATGGTCAACACTCAAACGTGACTCAAAGACAACTGGACGTGTTGCCGGCCAGGCGAAAGCAGGGAAAGAGGCTCAGTGGCAAGAGGCTAAGATTCGAGAAAAAGCCATAGGGAAAGAGGCCATGCAACGAGCCAAAAACCGGAAGCCGATGACACCGGAAGAAATCGAAAAGCTCCTAAAACCCTCAAAGTCAAAGCCAACCGGATACTAAGTCACAAAAAAACTTCACGTCATAAGCTGTTGATTTTTCAATGACTTATGACTTTATGCGTAAATGTTTTGGAAATTCATCAAGTTTTTGCTTGCAACAAACCGAAAGATTATGTAAGATTTTGTAAGATTAATAAATGAAATATTTTGGAGCATACCAGTGGCCATAAACTTACCAGATATCGAAGAATTTAAAGAAGTCGAAGATGAGATTACGAAGATGGCAGAGGAGACTCTTCGTAGCAAAACAAAGATGACAATTATTCTCCTGAAAGAAGCAATCGCAACACGAAAGGCAAAGGAACAAAAAACTGAATAAACGTGTCAAATGGGAGGCAAAACCATGAAAGTATCTTTTTTAAGAGAAGAAGTCGAACACCAGCGGTCAAGAGCAAGAATGACCACGGAGCAAGTCCTCAATGAGCGGCTTAACAACGAAGTCATTACCGCCACTTACCAGTATTTCATCGATGCCAGCATGGACACTATGGCCTTGTTGTTTATGGGAGAAGAACTTTTATCCGAAGCGATGTTTTGCAACGGACACAGCATCGACGAGGTAAGGGAGGCGATGCGATGAAAAGTCAATACATCGAACTGGAGAAGGAATTCGATTGCCCCGGCTTCACCGAATTGCATGTAACGGTCGGTGCTACCGTCCACGAGAACGGGGACGTTGAAGGCCATGAGGCGTATATCGGATGTGGTAAAGGTCGAGTAACGCTGACACATCTGTTCTGCAACTATGAACTTCAGGGGCTGAACGAGGAGTTTATCGAACAATACCAGAGTGAATATCGTGAATCGTGTTTAAATTAAATTTTTTTGGGAGGCAAAACCATGACGGAATTAAATCTTGACACATCATCGTTCACCGAGACGGTGAACCTCAAGGCCATTGAGGAACTGGCGAAGTTTGTTGTCCTCGAAGAAGCCAAGAACGAAGCCATCGCAGAGGAAATGAAGCAACGTGAATTGAAGATTGATATCGCAAAAGGCGACATCTCACGAATGCTTCACGAGGCGGGTATGGAATCCGCTCAGCTATCCTGCGGATTAACCCCCAAACGGAAGGTCAAGCGTGCCTTCTATGCGGTTAGCGGCTTGAATACTGAGCCGGTGTTCGACTGGCTGAAAGGCAATAATTTGGAAGATATTATCGACACCTCGCCCCGCGTCCACTTCCAAACCCTCCAGAGTGCCCTTGCAGAGTTTGAGGGGCTGGGCGGGCCGGTGCCGGAAGACCTGTTCAAAATCTCCGAGACTGAGACGATTACAATGTACAACAAGAAGAAGTTTCTTGAGGCGCAGAAAAATGGCCTCTAACCTATGCGAAGTCAAACGGTGCAGCAATCCGACTTTCCTCACCGCGACGGCGGGAGTACACTGTTGAAAGAGAAGAAAAATTTTAGACCAATAAAACCTTAAAGAAAGGATGATTATTATGTCAGAAACTGAACTAATCGAAAAAGAATCAATACTCGCTCCATTCGACCCGGTCGAAGCGGCGATTCAGGAGTTTAAGGAAAAGAACGCGAACCTTGCCTTTGACTATGAAGACCCAAAAGGTAATAAGGATGCTCGATCTCACATTTTCTCGATGCGACGCGTCAAAACCCAGATTGCTGATATTCACAAAGTAGTCAAAGCCAATGTTTTGGCTTTATCACGGGCGATTGACGATAAAAAGAACCGATTAACATCCGCAGTCGATGAGATGATTGAGGTCCATGCCAAGCCTATCAGGGCAATTGAGGAACGCGAGAAAGCCGCCGAAGCCGCTCGACTCAAAGCAATTGAGGATGCAAAAATAGCCGCTGAGAAAGCCCGTCTGGATGAGATTGCCAGGCAGGAAGCGGAACTCGCTGCTCGAAAAGCCGCTCTGGAAGCCGAAGAAACGGCAAGGCGTCAATCTTTGGCGAGAATTGAAACCGAGAGACTTGAGGCATTGAAGCGAGAGGAAGCCGAGCGACAAGCTAAAATTAAGGCCGAGGAAAAGGCCAAGGCGGATGCGGAGGCCGCTCGAAAAGCCGCTCTGGAAGCAGAAGAGAAAGCCAAACGTGACGAATTGGCCGCAAAAGAAGCCGAGATTGCCACCCGTGAAGCCGCTGTCCGTGAAGCAGAAGCCGCCAAGAAAGCCGCCGAGGAAGCGGAGCGGCTCGCCGTCGAGAAAGCTGAACGTGAGAAACGTGAGGCCGAGGAACGACACCAGCGGGAATTGGCGGCGGCTGAGGCAAAGCGAATCGCTGACTTAAAAGCCGCGGAAGAAAAGGCTGCTCACGAGAAAGCAGAACGTGAGGCCGAGGAAGCCAAGCGGATTGCTGCTGAGAAGGCGGAAGCTGAACGCAAAGCCGAAATCGAACGCAAGCGGCAGGAAGATATTGAACACCGCAAAACAATAAACCGAACGGTTCTTGGTGTGTTCGCTAAACACCAGATGCCGGAAGAAAACGCCAAGACGCTGATCGGCGAGATCATCAAAGGCGAGTATCCAGAATTAAAGATTGTTTACTAAGTCCTCCTCCTTCCAATCGTGGAGGTCGTGGGTTCCGCTCCTTCCTGCGGCCTCCATACTTAGAAACTGAAAGGTTTATATGGATAAGACAAAAAAAGATCGATGTGCGTGTGGCGGGTTCTGCGATGGAGAGTGTCGAGAGCATCATCTTCACAACAAAAACCGTCTGAAACAACGAAAGGGAATGGATGCAACTTGTACGGCTCATGTTCCGGACGTGACGAGACGACGACGAGTTTTCTTTGATAATTGAATAGTTATGCGGCGGTGACTGAGTAGGTAAATTTGTGGATAGCTATAGATATTTGCAAAAGCCAAGGTTGCCCGGCTAATCCCGTGGGCAAAGACTGTAAAAATAACGGGAAGTTGAACGATGTCGATATGCAGGTAAAAATCGAATCCTGCCCGCCGCACATAAAAGTATTCAATGCTTCTGGCCGTTGCAAGAATAAAGTCAAAAAATCGAAACGGCTGGTCTCTTGGTGCTTCTGACCTAACTCGAAGCATCTATTTTTGAAAAGTGAATATGGCATTTTATGGTATTTTTCACCCCGTAGCTCAGTTGGTAGAGTGACTTTGGCTGATACGTGAGACGTGTTGTAGAGAAGTTGGTTGCAGGTTCGAGTCCTGCCGGGGTGAATCCAGCACGATAAACACGTGAGTATGCCGCGTCGTGCGGAAAAGGCATACCGGGGTTTCCTTGCTTTGACCGAAAATTGCAAACGCGACAGCCCGGAGAGACGGGCAAATCGGGGCTTCCGATGGACGGTGAGCGGGTATTTAGTACGCAACACGCAGGTTCGACTCCTGCAAGCTCCAATGTAACAATAACTTTTTTAACCATTATTTCGGGAGGTAAAAACCATGAATACAACAGAATTAGCAACAAAAAACGAAGCGGCTTTGGCCGCAGCGTTCGGCGGCTCGGAAGCCGTTGATGTACCGGTCGAAAGCGTAAGCTGGCCGGAGATTAAGATGCCAAAGGATGCGGCAAAGTTTGAGATGCCGGATGGCGAAATGAAGGCCACACTGTCCGGCCACGTTGTCTTTGCCGTTGGGACGCGGGCATTCTTCGCTAATCCCTACGGGACAAGCGAGACCTCAATGCCGGATTGTGCCAACACAAATATCCGTCGGCACGCGGCACCTGACTTCGGAGAGGAAAAGCAGTGTGATATGTGCGCCAAGTGTTCACGCCGTGAGTGGCGCAAAGAAACAGATGTGAAGACCGGCGCTGTCAAGAACGTGCAGGATTGCCGGTCATCCACGCTGGTTTTGTTCCTCGAAGATGGCCAGTCGGTACCGTACCTGCTTCGAGTGCGAAGTACGTCATGCGGCAAAAAGTCGTCGCTGGCAAAGTTCTTTACCAACTGCGGTTTGACCGGTTTTGCGTTGGCCAAGAAGTATCAGACCGTCCACGTCGAACTGTCGCTCGAAAAGACGAAGATAGGCGGCTTTGACACGAACCTTCTGATTATCGACAAGAAAGGTGTTGTCGAGGAACAGGCGCAGCTTGACCTTCTGATCGGCCTTTACAATCGTCTAAAAGAGGAATTCGAGGTGACTTTTACACAGGATGAAACAAACGGCGATGCTGTCCCGGACGACGTAAACGACGACGTACCAATCTAATGGGGATTTGCCTCCCCCGGCACCGAGAGGGTGGGCGGCTGGATGAGCCGCCTGCCCGATATTTCTGAACTTTATAATAAGGAACCAAAGCCATGAAACGGATCTTTGAATTTATTGCCATTATCTATTTCGCAATCGTGTTTGCAGTATGCTCGCTGCTGGACGTGGGAGAGGAGATTGAAAATGGCCTATAAGGGAACAGACAAGAACATGCAATGTCGTGGATTTCAATATGAACTCGGAAAAGAATATTCAACGAACAAAGATATTCAACTTTGTAACTACGGCTTTCATGCCTGCGAAAACCCGTTTGATGTTTTTAGTTATTACCCGCCAGATGGTAAGAATAGATTTTTTGAAGTCGAACAAGAAGGAAACATCACTAAAGGAGACGACAAAACTGTCTCGCAAAGTATCAAAATTAAAGCTGAGTTGTCATTTAGGCAAATTCTGGACATAGGATTTAAGTTTGTATTTGACAAAGTCAATATGTCAAAAACAACCAGCCAGACCAGCGGCTATCGTTCGCACAGCCAGACCAGCGGCGATGGTTCGCACAGCCAGACCAGCGGCTATCGTTCGCACAGCCAGACCAGCGGCGATCGTTCGCACA